ATGGTGGCCGACACGGGGGGCGTCATGGATTTGAAGGAACTCGACGTATTGGGAGCCGATGTTGGCGATCACTGGTACTACGCGTCGAAGGCAGCGGCGATCCGCCGCTTCCTCGGCACGCGCGACGCGAAGCGGATCCTCGACGTCGGCGCGGGCTCCGGATTCTTTTCCAGGCACTTGCTCGAACGCACGCGGGCCACGGAGGCGTGGTGCGTCGACACCAGCTACGCCGACGATTCAGACGGCGAGGCCGCGGGCAAGCCCGTTCACTTCCGGCGAGCCGTCGATCGGTGCGACGCCGATCTCGTGTTGCTGATGGATGTCCTCGAGCACGTCGACGACGATGTCGGGCTGCTGGCGCACTACGTGGCCGGCGCGCCGGGTGGCAGCCGCTTCCTGATCACCGTTCCCGCGTTCCAGTTCCTCTGGAGCGCGCATGACGATTTTCTCGAGCACAAGCGCCGGTATACGCTCGAGGGTCTCGAGGACGTCGCTCGTCGCGCCGGGCTCGACGTCGAGCGCAGCGCGTACTATTTCGGCCTCACGTTTCCGCTTGCGGCCGCGTTACGGTTGAGCGAGCGCATGCAGCGGCGCGCGCGCGAACCCGCGTCGCAATTGCGCCGCCATCATCCGGTCGTCAACGGTCTGCTCAAGCTGATCTGCCGGGCGGAGTTGCCGATGTTCCCGTTCAACCGGCTCGCAGGACTCACGGTGGTGTGTATCGCGCGCAAGCGCGACGCGTGAGGCGGATCGTGTGGCAGGAAATTTCGTGCGGACTTCACAAAATGCATGCGACCCGTTCAAAACCGAAGAACTGTCTGTTATAATTTCGTTCTTTCGGGGCGTAGCGCAGCCTGGTAGCGTACCTGCATGGGGTGCAGGTGGTCGGAGGTTCAAATCCTCTCGCCCCGACCAAATTAAGCCCGCGTAATCAATAGGTTACGCGGGCTTTCTCTTTTCCACGTCGGCGCGCTCAAGGGCGCATTTGGAAGACTTCCAATATCAGGCGGCCGGCAGCGCTAGCCTGACCGTCGAAACTGGCACGTCGCGCGACTTCAGGTAGATCTCGGTCGTCGCCCGATCCGCGTGTGCGCCAGCGATCTGCAGCGCCTCGATGTCGTAGCCGGCGCGCTTCGCGTCGGTCATTGCCTTGGCCCGAATATCCTTGATCGTGTAGGGCATCTTCGCGAGGCCGGCCCGGCGCTTGGCGTCGCGCCAGGCATCCCGGCACGCCGCATCGGTCTTCGGTTCACCGTTCTCGTCGCGCACCACATACCGTTGGCCGAACGTTGGCGCGAGCGCCTTCGCGCGCGTGAGCACCGCCTGAATTTCGGGCGTGATCGGCCAGTCGACCGTCTCCCCGCTACTGTCCTCGGTCTTCGACGGCACGAAATGGATCACGCCGGCTTTCTCGTCCACCCAACTGCAGCCGAACGGGTCGGCCTGATCCTGTTTCCAGAGCAACTCGCGAATCTCGGTCGAGCGCTGGATCGTCAGGTAGCAGAGGTCGACGAACACCTGCATCATCGGGCCGGTCGGCACCTTCGCCGTGATCGTGCGCGCCACGCCCTTGATTTTCTTCTCGTAGGTGTAAACGCCTAGCGCCTCGCGGATCGCCATGAAGTGGTCGCTCGGGATCAGCACGGTGCGCTTCTTCGGCTTCTTCACCTCGATCTCGCGGCATGGGTTCGACGTCGCGTACCGCTTCACTGTCGCCCAGGCGAAAAACTTGGACAGCCATGCATGCATCGCCTGAAACGTCGGCAGCTTGTCGCCCCAGTTGTCATGCAGGAAGTCATAGATCGCGCCTGCGTCGACCTGTTGAATATCGAAGCGGCCGAACGCGGTTTTCACCGACTCGCCGCGTCGGCGCCATTCGACCCGGAACGACTCGGCGTATTTCGATTCGTGCGAATCCATGTACACGTCGACCAGGCGCGGCATGTTGCCGGCGTTCGGATCGATCTCGATTTTCCGCTTCTCCTCGGCGAGGCGCTCGAGCATCTTCGTCTCGCCTTCGTCGACGCGGCAGAGCTTGATCCACTGCTCGTCGGTGGGGCGCACCCACCAGAACGTGCCGGACCGGGCGTACACCCGGCGCGGCCATGGCTCGTCCTTCTTTCGACGTCGCGCGTTCAAGCTGCCCTCCGGATCGGCATGAGCTGCGGCCGCGACGCGGGAGTCGTCGAGGTCGGCAGCACGCCGGCGCGCTTCGCCTGCAGCGCCTCGAATGCGGCCCACGTCAGGATGATGCGCCCGTCGGCGCGCGTAACCGGCGTCAGGCCGAAATGGCGCTCGAACCACGCCACTTGCGCGCTGCGGCGCTTCTTTCCCGTCACGTCGACGAGATCGTCGTCGTTCATCAGTCGGGTGTCCATTATCGAGACCTCGTCATCAAGCAGAGTTCGACCCACCCACGGATTTCTCGTTCGTAGCCGGTCAGGGTTGAATTCAGGTTCGGTGGCGCCGGCGGAGCGGCGACGCTCGTATCCGCGGCGGCCGGCGGTTGCTCTTTCGCGGGCAACTGGCCGGGGCGCCGGAAGCCGAGCGTCTTCGCGAGCGCGTGGCTGTGCTCGATGCGGCCGTCGCCGATCAGCGCGTCGAGGTGTGGCCGCACGTCCTTCGTCAGCACCTTGAAGCGCGCGGCGATGACGTAGGCCGGGTACGTGCGGCCCGGCACCATCCGCGCGAACACGTTGTCCGGGTTCAGCACCCGCAGCTCGGGTAACGGTCGACGCCCCATGGTCAGCCTCCTCGCGACTCGGTGAGCACGTGCAGAGCGGCGGCCGCGTGCCGTTCCCAGTCCGCGCCGTGCTCGAGCGCGAAGCCGGTGAGCCAGTGGAGCACCGCGGCCTGTTCGGCTTCGGGCGTTCGTTCGATCGCCTGCCCGGCGGCGCGCAGCGCGTGCGCGATCGGCCCGGTCTCCCAGATCAGCATGCCGAGCACGCGGCCAAGGGCCGGCGTCAGGGTGGCGGGGTAGGGGCGGCCAGTCACGTCGCCCTCGTGGTCATAGCGAGCTCGACGCGGCGGCTGATCTCGCGATCGTAGCCGGCGAGCGTGGATTGCAGGTTGGGTGCGAGACGCGGGCCGGCGGCCGGCGTGTCGAGTGGCGCGCGCGGCACTGCGGGCGGCGTCACCTCGTACGCCGTGTCGCCCTGCGCGCGCCGATCGATCCTGATGCGCCCAGCGTAGAACAGCGTGTCGAGGAAGCACTGCACGACAGCGGGCGATGACCGGAGCTTGATTGCGATCTCGCGCGCGGTGTGCGTGCCGGCGCGCAGGACTTCGAGCACGGCGGTTCCGTTGATGCGGCGGTTGGTCATATTCCAATCCCTCCGACTGATTTCCAAAATGCGTTCGAGTGCTGCGTTCATTCAGGCTCCGCGCTTTCCGATCTCGGCTGCTGCGCGGACGATGGCGCGGCGCGTTGCAGCGTTCGGATCAGGCTTCAATTCGCGCATTTCACAATGGCGCGAACCATCTTCTCGCATTGGAGAAAACGCTTCGACGATCTCACCGCACCAGCTCGGCTGTTCTTCGAAATGAAGATCAATCCGAAGGGCCACAGCCAGCCGCAGCGCATCACCATCATTGCCGAGCGGATCCCACAAACAACCTCTGGCAGAACTCCACAGATCGCCGGCAAATGAGCGCTCCTGATTGGCCGCCTTCGCCGCCAGTTCCAACAGTTCTCGGTCGGTCATTTCTGTTCTCCCTCACTAGCAGGGGCGCGGCGGTTCCATGCAGTTGCCACCCATTGGCGCCCCTCATCGGTCTGCACCGCCGTCAGACAGTGGTCATCGTCCAGCGCGCATTCGTCGTCATGCTTCACGCGCACACGCCACCAGTCGCCGCCGACCTTCGCGATGCGTGCATGTCCGCCGCAAAAGGGGCACGGCTTCAGTTCGCTCACGATTCCTCCTTGTCACTAGCAGGGGCGCGGCGCCACAGTTCATATCCGCCTCGTTTGCCGTTGAAACGTCCTTTGCTAGCCCATGTTTTCCGGCCGCGCTGATTCGTCATCGGATCGATGTTGCAGATCAGGACGGATTTGATTTCGCCCTTGTGGATTTCCATAACCTCGACATGACGATTGAGCCGAGGATCGACCTCGCGCCAGATTTGGCCTACTTTCAGTTCGCTCAAGATCCTTCTCCCTGTCGTTGCGCGAGGGCGGCGTCGATGGCGGCATCCAGCGCATCGCCTCGTAGCCCCTCGCCTTCATTTGCGGATTCATCCAGAGCACTCCAATACACAACGTCAATGCGGTCTGGTTCTACCGACTCCGGACGCGAACGCAAATACCGATACCGCTCCGCATCCCGCTTATCCGCCGCAGCGGCCGTCACCTCGGCGCGCGGCTCCGACTGGCCCGGATGGGCGTTGAACATCTCCGGCGCTCCCGGGTAAGTGGTGAGGAGTGATCGTACGCGTGCCAATAGATCGTCGCGCCATGCCTTCTCTTTCGCTCTGAATTCGCGGGAGCACGCGTAGTCGGATACGTCGTCGAAAAGATCTTGAAGAAGCGCGCGCGAGATCATCAGCACGTTGTCATTCGGCATGGTTGACTCCTTGGAGAAGGGCCATGAGCGCCTCGCGTGTTGCGAGGTTCGATGTGGCCCGTGCGGCCCATTTGATCGCCTTGCGCTGCTCGTCCGTCAGCCCGACCCGAGCGTCTGCCTGCGCGGGCTGTGGGGCGGCGACATAGCACGGGATCGAGTACGGCCGGACTGCTGAAGCAGTCGCACCACCTTCGTCCAAGGCGCGCTGCTTTTGCGCGGCAGTGATGGCCCGATCGTCTTCGGCTATCCACGCGCCTACGATCGCCGCTTCCGCCGCCGCAGTGTGCGATCGGGATAGGATGGCTGCGATCCGCTGCACTGCATCCTCGATGCCTTCACCGGGCGCACGCTGCGCCGCCGACCATACTTCGTGCGCTAGTGCGTCAGCCCCTTCCGCCCCCGTCGCGCTGGCAGATGCGGCGCGGGCGCGGATCTCTTTGTACTGCGCAACAGCTTCTTCGCGCGCAACTTCTTCCCGCTCCAGCTTGGCAATGCGCCAGAAGTTCGAAGCACGTTGCTCGGCGGTCAGCCATCCTTCTTGCAAGCCAGCAATCAACGTCCATTCGTCGCCTGCAATGCTGCGCATCTTGACGCGGGAAAGGCCGAGAACGAACGGTTCCGGCGGTCCGGCGAAGCAAAGTGGATTACCTTCGTTCGGATCAGTGAGAAGCCAGTCCGCGAGCTGCTTCACAGCTTTCGTCATGGCGTCCGGCTTCTTCGCCGCCTGCTCGTCCGCCGGCGAGGGTGCGGGATTGTTCGGTGAGCCAATTCCGCACGTGCAGGCCGCCCACGGATTATCAGTTTTGATGTACTCGCATTCAGGCGAATGTGTCGGCGCTGCTGCGGGCTGCTCACGTTTGCATGCGCCGGTGCCGCAACCACGCGAGCATTGGATGTCTGCGATTGCGCATACGCGGACGGCTGCGCGGCTATTTTCGGTGGTCGTCATGGTGTGGTCCTCAGGTGGTTAGCTCAAGATCGGCCTGGATGCCTGCGTGTTCGCGCACCCAGAACGTCGGCGACTGATGGGATTCGATCCGCTCACGCAACACGAGCGCGCGAGCCTCTTTCGTCGGGGGTGTGTATGTGCCGCGCCACTTGCTGTCGATGCCGACGTTCTGGCCGATGTTCGTGCTGTCAGCGCTCGCGAACGGGAAGCGCGTGAAGACGTCGGGATTGAGCATGCGCAGGCCGTGGATTTTGCAGATCGGCCGACCGTGTTTGTCGCACAGCACGTCCATTGCTTCGGCCATGCGCCGATACCAGGCAGACGTGCCGACGGTGGCGTATTCACCTGAGCTGCCGAGGCATACCCGCGGCCACGCAAAAGCCAGCCGCTCTAGGCGCTCCAGGCTCTCGTGCAGATGCCATACCGGCGCACCAACCCACGGCGCAGTTTCACGCCACGGCCACTCGGAGAGCAATGCGTCATTCGCCTGCTCGTCCCCGTCGATCACGTCCGGGATCACCGCGAAATCGAACGACGGGTAACGGTTCAGTTCTCCAACCCATGCGTAATACGGCTTCCAATCTGAAACCGGGGAACCACTCCGCCATGCCGAGAATGCACCGTTGTCGACCGCAAACGTCTGAGCGACATCGAGTGCGATTCCGAGTTGTTCGGGATGCTGGAACGAAACGAACGCATGCCCTCCAGACAGAGCGCGGGCTGCGGCCGTCGCAGGCGTAATCGGCGTGCCGTGGTAATGGATCATCGCGACGCCGCCCGGATAGCATGGATCGCCTCGACACCTTTTTCGTAGACGGTTTTACCGATCTGCACACGCTCCGTCAGGCGGCCGCACGGCTCGGGATCGAATCCGCGACGCGTCTCGATGTCGACGCCATGATGGTGCGCCTTCAGGATCTGCCGGCCGCCGAAACGCTTGAACAGGTCATCCGCGATCGCCTCGTGATAGCCACTCTCGTGCATGGCCGTCGCCGTCGTGATGTGCTCGACGTGGATCATTTCGTCCGTGTCGATCTCGAGGAGATACGAAATCAACTGCCGGTTGTTCGGGCAGCGGCTCACGAAATGCGTGCGGTAGATGTTGCTCATCGCATCCTCTAAATCAGTAGATCAAGCCTCAATAGCTGGGTCAGATCGTGCAGCCGACATGCCGCTTCCGCTTTTCGGACACATATGCTGCATGGGCCTCATATGGGTCATTAAAATCTCCGATCCATATCGATTTCCCATCGACCTTAATTGCGGCACGATATTTCCCGGTTGATGCCACGATGCTTACGCCAAGTAATCCGGATCTGTTATCGCTGCGAGGGCGCTTTTGATTCTGCGTATTGACGCTGCATGACACGTCTCGCAGATTGGCAATTCTGTTATCCGCTCTGTCGCCGTTGATGTGGTCAATAAAACAAGTCGGCCAAGATCCATTGACAAACAGCCAAGCAAGTCGATGCGCCATATATCGATGAGTGTTGATGCACACGTAAACGTATCCGCCACCAAAAACGCTTCCGGCTATATGACCTGGATGAACAGGCCCGCGCGACACAATCCATCGAAAAATGCCAGAATCCGGTTCATATGTAAGCAACTCTTGAAACTGTTCAAGCGTGAGCATGCGCACCTCCATTGGGTTGCCGCGCGACGGGTGCCGCGCGACTGGTGGTTACGCGACTCGCTGCTGCAGCCGCCTTATCGTGTCGTTCACCTCGGCCTCGAACTGCAGGAGACCGGGCAGCAGCACGCCGTCGATATATGCGTCGTCGCGCGGCACGATTTGCGTGTAGAGGCTGTACGGCTCGGGCACGCGCGGGTCGTACGACGCGAACAGCCACCAGCGCCGGCCGGTGACGAGCATGCCGCCCTGCACCTGGGCGATGTGGTCGTCAGGCATGCCGTTCAGCAGCGTGTTGATGTGCACGGCCTCGTCCATCGGGCATTTCGATTCGTAGCCGCCGTCGTCGCCGATCAGGCCGTCCGGCGACGCACCGAGGAACTCGTAGCGCGGATGCGTGAAGAAGCCGCCCGGCGCGATGATGTAGCCGGTTGCGATCTCGACGGCCTCGCGGCCGAACGGCTCGACTTCCTCGCCCCATTTCGTCGCGCGGCCGCCGACCTCGTGCGTTGACGTCGCGGCGAGCCGTTCGAACACGATCTCGCGCATGTACTTGTCGCGCGCGCCGGTGGACTGGCGCGGCTTCAGCTGACCCTTCTTCGGGCCGGTCTTGTACACGTCGCCCGGCTCGCCGCCCGTGAAAGCGATCGCGTCCGCGAAGCGGCTGGCAGTGATGCGGCCGGCGCGCGCGGCGAACCACGCGTCCGAGCGCTGGTCGATGGCGTTACTCATCATCGACTCCGGGCTCGCGCTGGCCGGCGCCGTCTTCCTGCGGCGCGCTGTCGGTCTGCCGCTGCACCTGCTGTGCGCCGGCCAACTCGGCAATGCGGTTGCGCTCGTTCAGGCCGATCGCGGCACGGTCGTCACGCGACAGCTTCGACCACTCCTCCTTGAACGGCTCGAAGCCGAGATTGCGCGCGACGTCTTCGAGCTTCTTCACGATCTCGTCGTGGCGCTCGGTGCGCGCGGGACGCGTATTGCCAGCGGCGTTGTGCGCGATCTGCGACGGCGTCGCCCGCTGCATGTTGATCGGCTGTCCCGTGGCATAGTCGACGCCGTCCTGCAACTCGTCGGGCGTGTACACGCCGAGGATGACGTCTGGCGCGTGGAGGCGGCCCCAGCGCTTCGCCGTGAGGTAGGCGAGCTGTTGCTTCGGATCGGCGACCCAGTTTGGCGAATTTCGTACGTCGCCGACCTCTGCCATCGACACGTGGCGCACGCGCGGTTGCGTCTCACCCTTCAGCGTGGCCCAGACCTCGGCCCAATGGTCGTCGCTCTTGTCGGTCTTGCCGTTCACTCCCTTCCAGTTTTCGGACCAGCCGAAGTCGAGGCGCGTCGCGAGGGCGGGGGAGGCGTTGAGCACTGCAATCACGAGCTGCGCCTCGTAGCCGAGGGTGCCGTTCACGAGGTGCGTTTTCTGCGCGACCGCGAATGGGTTCATGCCCCACTGCATGGCTTGCATGCAGACCGCGAAGCAATCGCCCTGATTGCCCTGCAGGTGCTTCGGGATGGTCGTGCGCCCGGTCGCCATCAGGTCGGCGATGCGGATCATGCGATCCATCGATTCGTCGCTGAGAATGAGCGACACCGAACTGATCGAGGCTGGCGCCGGCGCGATCTCGGTGATCGGCGTGAGGATTTCGGGTTGCTGCTGAACGATGACGTCGGACATGCTGTTTTCTCCATATGCGGGAGACTCGGCCCCGCGTGGTGGGTTGGTCAGGCTGCTGTGGTGGTCGCCGGGATGTCGTACATGAACAGCCAATTCATAACGACCGTCGAATCTGCGTGGTAATGCTCGGCAAGCACTGCGACGATCGCGTCGAGGCCCGGCCCCTTGATGAGGAAATCCTCGCGCTCACGCTGCTGCTGTTCGCGCGTGATGCGCTCTTTCTCCTCGGCCGCCGCGCGTGCCGCAGCTGCTTCACGCTCGCGTGCTTCGCGTGCTGCCGCTTCCTCGCGTTCCCGCTGCTCGCGCTCGGCGCGGTCGAGTTCGGCCTGCCGGCGTTCCTGCTCGGCGCGCTGCTCGTCGAGACGCGCTTGCTCGGCTTCGATCTCGGCCTGGCGCGCGGCGTCCTCGCGCTCCTGCTGCGCGCGGCGTTGCGCTTCCTCGGCCTCGCGGCGCTCGCGGTCTTTGCGTTCCTGCTCGGCGCGCGCGGCAGCCTCGACGCGCTCGCGTTCCGCGCGCTCGGCTTCTTCGCGCTCGCGCTGCGCGGCCAGCTCGGCGCGCTCACGTTCGATCGCCTCGCGCTCGGCGGCGAGCCGCGCAGTTTCCGCTTCCTGCGCGACGGCCGCCGCGTGCAGCTCGCGCAGCTTGTCGAGCGTCACGCCGCGCACGGCCTCGGCCTCGCCGGTCAGCTCGGCGAAGCGGTCGAGCGTGATGCCGAGCGCTTCCAGATCGTCGATTTCGCCCTGAATGCGCGCGGCAGGCATGCCGACGGCGCGCACGGCGATCGCGCGAATGTCGTCGATGTGCTTACGGATCGCCGCGACGCGCTGCTGCTCGGCTTCGAGCTTCGCGCGCTTCTCTGCCTCGCGGGCCTCGTCCCATTCGTCGCGCATGCTTAGCAGGCGCGTTTCTTCCGGCTCGATCAGTGCGACGAGGCGATCTTCCTCGGCGATCACGGCCTTCGAGAATTTCGTCGCGTCATCGCGCGCATCCTTGCCAACCTTGCGGATCGACGTGCGCGCGGTGCGCAGCGCCATCGCGGCGCCGTGGCATTGATCGCGGCCGGCCGCGTTTTTGATCTCGACGATGTCGGTCGACTTCGCGACAAGCGCGCGCAGTTCGGTTTCGCGCTCGCTCGTGCCGAGCGCAATGGCCGCGCGCTCGACGACGGTCAGTTCGGTGGTGGTCATGCATACCTCGTATTGATAGTGGTGACGGACGCGCCGTCCTGGTTGAGATAAGCGATCGCGATCATGCGGACGAAGGCGAGGACGATCATCAGCGCCATCGCGCAGATCGGATTGCGGTCGAACAGGCGGTCGAGCGCGCCGCACAGGTAGGTGATCGGGTTCATGCGGAACCCCCGTTTTCTCGGATTCGAATTTTTTCCATGAGACTCAGGTGTCCTGCGAGTTGGTTGCAGGTGCGATGGGCGAGAACCAGATTGCTGAGATGGTTCGGACCGCCGTGCGCGATAGGGACGAGATGTTCGAGCGTCCTGTCCTCGGGCGTCATTTCCTTGCGGCAGAAGAAGCACGCGCTGCCATCGCGCGCGAGCAGCGTTGCGACGACGGGCTGGTCCTTCTTCTCACGCTTCGTGGCAAGTGCACCGTTCCATGTCAGACCACGCTCGAACGCATGCCATGCGCCAAACGAGTCGCCCGTGAAAGTGATTTCCTGCTTCGCATTGCGGTAGACGACGTGCGTTCCCTTATGAGTCTTGAACCGCAATACTTCCCACTCATTGGTGGGCTGCAGAATTTGTGCCCCGCGCGCGACGAGAAACGATTCGAATGCCGCGCGACGCTTCGTGAGTTGTGCCAGCGTCGTCATCGTGCAATCCCCGCGAGAAGTTCATAGGCCGGCGCGACGCCGCACGCGATCAGATACAGCGCGCCGAGCACCGCGAGCGGGAACCAGTCGCGCGATACAACCGATCGGCTGTAACCGCGAAATACAGGCGTTAGGCTGTTGCGAGGGGCGCGCATCACGATGCCCTCCGCTTGCGACGTTCTTCGTACTCGGCCGCCGTCAGGATCGTGCGCAGCAGGATCGTCGTTGACGTGTCCGAGTTGGAGACGGTGACGATCCCGAGCGCAGCCTTGCTGATCAACATTTCGAGCACCTTCGGCAGCGCGTCGACGTTCCCGTAAGCGCCGCACGCCTTCACGTATTCGCCGATCGCCTTATCGGCGAGTTCGCCGCACTCGGTCGGTGTACGCAGCGACGTCGGGGCCGGCTCTCGATAAATGCGGTTGTCCTTCGCGCTCATCTATCCACCCCCGCGATCGTCACGTGCCGCACCGCCGTCGGCGCAGCCTTGCGGCCGGCCTTGATGAGGGCGGCGTCGATGGTCAGGCGCAGGGCGGACGGGATCATCACGGTGCCCGCGTCGGCTTCGGCGGCGAGCATTTCGAGGATCGTCGCCATATCAGGGGGCGGCACAAATCAGATTGCCGTTCCCGTTACGCCCCCAGATGCCGTCTGGCTCTTTGATAGCCAAAGAAGCCGTTTCGGATCCTTCGAGCAGACAGACTTGCAACTCGCGCTTCCCGCCGACTATGTGGCGCGGATACACGCTGCCGTCTTCCAGAACTTCGCGCTCAACAATGCGCCACGGCCCCGGCGTCCATTTCGGTTCATTCATTTTTGGTCCCCAGAAAGACGGCGACGCGTCTCATAATGGTCGGCGCCGCGCGCTACGCACTCACGATGCGTGCTTGCCTTGATTGAATCGGAATGCTTCTTTCCACGCGAAGTTCGACCGTGGCGATCTCGATCAGCCGCGTTTTCCTTCTGCGTTCCCCATGCGAGATTCTTGTAATGCGCGTTCAGTTTGTTTCCGTCGAGGTGGCGAATTTCATATCCGGGTGCGGGTTGCGGTCCGAGATGAGTTCGCGCGACCAGCGAGTGAACCGTGACACGCTTGCGCTTGCCATTGACGATGATGCGAACGCATGGGTAACCATCTGCATTGAGCGTTTGTGCCATCTCACGACGTCCATATCCGCGCCAATTTGTATCGACCGAAAACACGCGGCCGTCATGAGTGACTTCGTATGCCGGCGTGTGCTTGATCTCGTTCATGCTTCACCTCGCGCGCGGAGCATGGCGTCGGCCATTTCATATGCCAAGGTCGCCACTCGATCGAAACCTCCGCTTTGCACGCGATCGTAGATCGCCGGGAGCGCCTTCGCCGCGAAGTGGTCGCGGAGGGTCATGCCTTCGTGAATGTCGACCGACTGCTCGGCCTGATCGGGGCCCGGAAACGCCGGGCCGCCGTCGTTGATCTTGTTCATGTGGTCCCTCGTGTGGTGCGCTGGATTACGACACGAACGCCTTGCGCCGCGTGTCGAGCCACGTCTCGGCCCATTCGAGTGCAAGCTTCGACGCGGCATTCGTTTCCGGCGTGTCGCCCTTGCGGATCGCCATGAAGAAGCGCTCGACAGGACGCGACGAGTCTTTCGGGATGCCGAGTTCTGCCGAATCGACGTCGATGCCGCGAGCATTCGCGATCGTGCCAACGAGGCACGCGCATTCGCCCGAGTAGGTCGAGCCGTCGACGCGGCCAGCTTTCAGCGCGTCGATCAGTGCGGGCACTTCGCGGGGCGCCTGCGAGATGACCTCGATGAAATCTGCCTTGATCGGCAGCAGGTCCGCGCCGCTCAGGTTCGCGCCGCTCAGGTCCGCGTCGCGCAGGTACGCGCCGCTCAGGTCCGCGTCGCTCAGGTCCGCGTCGCGCAGGTTCGCGCCGCTCAGGTACGCGCCGCTCAGGTCCGCGTCGCTCAGGTTCGCGCCGCTCAGGTACGCGCCGCTCAGGTTCGCGCCGCTCAGGTCCGCGCCGCTCAGGTACGCGCCGCGCAGGTTCGCGCCGCGCAGGCTCACTCCTTGTTTGCAAGCCAGCTCGACAGCCGCTTTCATCGAGTCGTCCTCGCACTCGAAAATGACTTTCAGCGTCCAGCGGTTCAGGATTTCGATCTTCATGTGGTCCTCTCGGTGTGGTGTGATTGCCCGCAGGGCGGGAGCGAATGGTCAGCGTTTGCCGCGGCGCTTGATCGCATCGGCCGCGAGAATCACGAGCGTCAGTCCAAGCACCGCTAGGGTGCCGAGACGACGAATTGGAGAGTGGGCATGTCAGGCCTCGTCAAAGAGACGGACGCGGCGCCCGATGTGGTCGTTGCAGCTGCTGAATCCGGCGGCGCCCGGTCCGAACTTCTGGCCGCACGACGAGCAGATGACGTTCGAGAAGCGCGGCCGCTCGTCGTCGAGCGAGCGCTCGGCCTCAAGCTCTGCGTCCTCGCTCATCGCATGCACGATGATCGACATCACCAGATCGCCCAGCGCCTCCGGCGACTCGCGGAACGCGGCGCGCAGTGCGCGGGCGTGCTTCTCCTGCGTCACGCTGTGCATGCCGCCGATCAGATCGTCGTCCGACAGCGCGGCGATCTTCGCCTTCAGGCGTTCCTTCGCGATCTGCGCGACGAGTTCGCTGCGGTCCGCTTCAGCGTCGGCCGCATCGTTGAACTGCTGCAGCTGGCGGTCCGACCAGAAGTCGGCTGCGCGTTCGGTGGTGGTGAGAGTCGGGAGCATCTGGGGCCTCGCTGTTCGTTTGAACGTGAGGCAAGTTTAGAAAACTATTCCGACGCAGTCAAGAAAACTAAACCCCGAGATGAAAAAAATCCCGCCAAGGTGGCGGGACGGCCGATCTGTCATGCGTCACCCATTGTCAGGCGGCTCAAAAGAAGCGCGGTCTTGGTACGGGTTGTAGTGGTTGCAGCCAAGAGGGATGACTGCGGGCTTCCCTGTCATTGTCTTCAGGCCGTCCTGTTGCGCGCAAATATGGATGCCGGTGTGGTGTGCGGTCGGATCGAAACCCTTTGCCATCAAGTTTTTGATGAGCGCGTTCATAAAAATATCCAAATCCAAAGGAGCGGCACCTTTCAGATCATGGGTCTCCATCAGAGCAGCAGCTGCATCAATGTCGGGATCTTTGGTGGTGTGATAGTTGACCGTAATCGAAAGGCTGCGATCGCCGTCCGCTTCACTTTTTACTGACAATTCGGGAACAACTTGGGAAAAGTGAATGCTACGTGCCGTGGAATTCACAATCGCGGGAATATCTACGACCGGTTTGGGCGCAACGCTTATCGCAGAATGCTTCGCAGGCTTTGCGGTGGTGGTTGGCTCGAGATTTTTCGGCGCGCGATTCAGATCGACCTCCGGGGGATCATTTGGCTGAGCAGACGGATGTCCGAACCATTTGGCGAATATGAATAATCCGACAATGCAGATCGCGAGGATGGTCCAGCGTCTTTTTTCGCTCATGATGCGTTCTTTCCTGAATCAAAAATCTTCGCTTCGCCAGACCTTCAGCACTCGTCCGAACACCTCGAACGACATGCGTGGCGTGATGTCCCACGTGTCGTAGCTGGGGTTCTCCGATTTCGCGCGAAGCATCAGGCCGTCCTCGGTGGGAATGCGCTGCAAGCGTTTGATGAATCCTTCGTCGCCCACCCTGAAGAAGTAGACGGCATCGTACTCGACGACGCGCACACCGACGTCGACGATCAGCGGGTCGCCCGGGTTGAACATCGGCCGCATCGAGTCACCGAAGCCTGTCACGACGCATAGATTCTCGATTGACGTGTAATTCTTCAGGTTCTTGCTGATCCATTCGTTGTTGACGCGCAACGTTTCGATGATGCCGGGCTGATCGCGCAGCTCCAATCCATACCCCATTGCTCCCCCTGTATCGAAACGGGGAATCTGAATCACGTCCGTCCGCTCACTCTCATTGCGGGCCGGGCGCTCGCTCGACTTCTTCGGTCCTCTGCCCATCACGAGCCAGACCGGGTTGTATCCCCAGCGCTCCTCGATACCAAGAGCGTATTCGAGCTTGATCGACTTGATCTTTCCGTCGAGCCACTGATTGACAGTTCCCTTGGTGACGCCGGCAGCGGCTGCAAGCTCGATTTGCTCGGCGCCTGTTTCGTCGATGACGGCCTGAATTCGTTGGTCAAGTGTGCTCATGGGATAGGAATCTAAACCCTCAACGGTTTAGAATGCTTTTCAATTGCAGTTTAGGGTTCTATACTTCGGCTGAAGACCTCTCGGAGCCGTCACATGAATCTCACGAAGCAGCAGGCCATCGCCATCTTCGGCACCGGTGCTGCCCTTGCTCGAGCGCTGGGCCTGACCAAGGGCGCAATCCCGCAATGGCCGGACGAACTCGATACGCAGCGCACGGCGGCTGTGATCGGCGCCGCAGTTCAGCGCGGATTCGCAGATCGCGTGCCGGCCGGTTTCATTCCCCCGGCTGACGTGACATCGACGCCCTCTGATTCCGACGCACAGATTCCCGCTTAACCGCTCCAGCCGGTCGACGACCGGCTTTTATTTCGCCCGCCGGCCAACTGGGTAAGCAAGTGGGTAGTCAACCGGGTAACGATTGATTTTTCGTATGAACCAGACCGAATTCAGGATGTTCGCGCCGTGGATACAGGCCGCGACGCTGCCGGATCAGGAGATCGAGGCGATGACGTTCGAGGCTTGTCTCGAGCGTGCGCTCGAGCTCGGGCTGCGCCGGTTTGACCGCAAGACGCTCGCGCGCAACTGCGACATCCACTATCCGCACTTCGCCGATCTGATCGCTGGACGCCGGCCGTTCCCCGCAACGAAGCTCGACCGCTTCTGCATGTTCACGGGCTGCGACTACCCGCGGCAGTGGCTTGCGCTGCAGGAGCGCCGCGCGATCGAGGAATACCGCCGACTCAGCCAGCAAGTGATCGGCGAGTACGTCCAGCAGACGTTCGCTCAGCGAGGTGCGGCATGAAGCTCACCGCGCGCGATGTCGGCAAGCTGTTCATCCGGAAGCTGGGCCGCCCGATGGAATACCTCGGCGAAGACGACGGCCGGTTCCTGTTCGTGTTCCGCGACCCGCCGCGTGATCGCCTCGCGTATGGCGCCGATGACCTCTGGATGATCGAACGGCACCGGCCGGATGCGGCACCGGTGCGCAGGGAGGTGCGCCGTGCTTGAACTGTTCATCGACGCCTTCATGGCGCTCCTCATCACGTTCGCGTTCGGCGCGTGCTGGAGGTGGGCGTGAGCCGCTGGACTACCACCGAAGTGCAGGCTCTCGTGCGGGAGGTGCCGCGTGCGTGCACTCCCGACGCGCTGCGTCCGCTGTTTCCCCGACATTCCCTGGGCGGTATTCGCTGGAAGGCATTGCGCCTGACGCTGCCGTTTCCTCCGGCGCGCGGGAGGAAGGCATGAGCGCGGTCCCGAATTTCCTCACCCATTTCACGCGCCAAGGATGAAGCATGTCTGGCGACTGGATCAAAATGAGCACTGACCTCTCCGAAGACCCGATCGTGATCGCGATCGCGGCACGTCTTGGCGTCGACGAATTCAGCGTAGTCGGCCGTCTGCATCGCATCTGGTCGTGGGCCGATCGGCACCTCGCCGACGGTCTCGCGCTCGGCATCACGCCCAAGTGGATCGACCAGTACGTGCGTCTCGACGGCTTCTCGAATGCCCTTCTCGAAACCGGTTGGCTGATCAAAATCGAGAAGAATCGAGAAGCCCCGATGGCCCAAATCGAGAAAGCAAGCCTTCTCGATTCTTCTCGAAATCTTCTCGATTCCTTCTCGGAAACCTTTCTCGATTCTTCTCGAAATCTTCTCGATTCGCGGGTTGGGGGGGGTATGGTGGGGGTGGTTTTTCCAAGGTTTTTTAGGTTTTTAGGTGGTAAAACAACCAAAACCAATACAAAAACCAAAACCAACCCAACACCAACGTGCGCGCGAGAAAGCGAAATCGAGAAAGATCGAGAAAGCCGAATCGAGAAAGAAATCGAGAACGTTCCTTCTCGAATCGAGAAAACCGAGAAAGACGATGCGTTCTCGATTTTCTGGAAGGCATACCCCCGGAAGGATTCGAAAGCGCCGGCGCAAAAGGCGTTCGCGAAGCTCGCGCCATCTGCCGAACTGCTTGAGCGGATTCTGGATGCGCTGGACCGGTTCAAGCGCTGCGATCAGTGGACGCGCGAGGACGGCAAGTTCATCCCGTTCGCTTCGACGTGGCTGAATCAGCGGCGCTGGGAGGACGAATCGACGCCGGCCATGCGGCCGCAACCGCAATTCCAGCGCATGTCGGCCGACGAGCGCCGGCGCGCGATCAGCGAAGCGAACGCGGCCGCATTCCTCGCTGGTATTCCAGCCGACGACCCGAACGTCATCGACATGGAGCACTGACCGTGAACGACCACGACAAGCGCGAATTCATGAGCGAGCTGAACCTCGCGTTCGAGGCTGCCCGCCAGCCGCTGCCGAGCCCGCAGGTGCTTCGCCTGTTTTTCGATCGGCTGGCCCCGTATCCGCTGCCGATGGTTCTGACGGCGATCGGGCGCCACATCGACACGAGTGAGTTCGCGCCGACCCCTGCCTCGATCCTGAAGCACCTGCCGAAGATGAGCGACGGCCGGCCCGAGCCCGACGAAGCATGGGCGATCGCGATCCGCTCGGCCGACGAGCGCGAGACAGTCGTCTGGACGCAGGAGATCGCCGAGGCATGGGCCATCGCATCGCCCGTGTTCGACGGTGACGAGATCGGTGCACGAATGGCGTTCAAAGCCGCGTATGCGCGCATCGTGGACCGGAATCGCGGTGCGAATCTGCCGCCGCAATGGGTCGTCTCGCAGGGCTTCGACGCGCAGCGGCGCATCGAGGTCGTCGAGCAGGCAGTACGGGCGGGGCGCCTGCAGCTGACCCATGCGCAGGCCGTCGTGCCTTTGCTGACGGGCGAAAGCGATCCGGTACCTACTGTCGATGTCGAGGCAAACCTCGCGCGGTTGAAGGCGATCGTTGCACGGGTGGGGAGAGCGCAAGCCCGCGCCTCTGCCGAGAAATCGGCCCGCGCACGTGAGGACGCCGAGCACACGGCGGAGTTGAAGCGTGAGACGGCGCGGCGCGTGGCGGGCTACCAGGCGGAGGTGTGGGCATGAACTGCAAACCGGGTGATCTCGCGTACATCGTGCGCGACAGTGGCTCGACGGCACTGGGCCTTGTGGTCGACGTTCGTCGACGCAGCGACCGTCCGGACGGCACGCCATGCTGGATGGTCGGTGTTCCGGAGGGCTGCTTCCTGGAATGCCGCGCAACCGGCCGGAAGATCAACGCTCGTGAGTTCCGGATTCCCGATGCATGGCTGCGCCCCATCAGCGGCGTGCCCGTGACCGACGATGTGACGGACGAGGTGACGGCATGACGAGGCCGCGCATCTTTCGCGCGGTCTTTCGCCCGAGCGTCGGGTGCGAGTGGGTCTGTCGTTCGCACGGCGCAACGGGGATCGGAAGCACGCCGCACGAAGCCTACGAGCGCTGGAAGGCCGCGTATTGGGAGCCGGCGGAGCGGTTCGGGCGTGCGATTGACGCTGCGCGCGCTTCCCTCGTAGGAGGTGCTGCGCGATGACCACCGACGGCGTCCCGGCAGGCAGCTGCGCCGCATACGGCTGCCCGATGCTCGGCTCGTTCGGCGTGTTGGGGAAGTGGTACTGCGCGTGCCACTTCCGCGGCACGGCCGCGAGCAACGACGCCATCACCTCGGTGCTCGTGCAGCACCGCGAGAAGGCTGAACGCGCGGTGTTCCTGCGCCGCACGTTCGCCGGCTACAAGGCGATCCTCGCCGCTGAGAACGAGCTCATCGAGCTGACGCGCGAGATCGGCCGGCAATACGACATTCCGTCGGGCGGCGTAACCGGCCCGACGCACGCTGAACCTCACTTCTCGGAGACCGACGCATGAGCCACGCTTCCGCAATTCCCACCGCCGACCAGGTGCGCGCGATTCGCATCGGCGCGCTCGAGCTGTTGCTGCAGATCGAGCAGTCCGGCGTCGATGTCGAGCCCGCGTTTCTCGACACGCTGCACAAGCTCGCGCAGATCCCGGTGCGCGACGATCTCGATCTCGCCAAGGTTTTCCCGAAGATGGGGATCGCACGATGAGCCCGCGCACCCCGCCCGCCGACTGGGATCGGCACGCGCTCGAGGTCGCGCCCGGCATCGCGTCGATCGACCGTTCGAAGCTGCCGGGCCTGACCACGCAGTTCACCGCGATCCTGCAGAGCGCGATCGTCGACGCGATGATGATGGCCGCCGAGGGAACGCTGTCGCGCCCGGCCATCACGATCCGCTGCGGCGAGATCCAGCTGAACGCGGCCGGCCTCGCGCTCGACCTGCCGGTCGCTGATCCGCTGGAGGTGTGACCCATGCACCCGATCTTTTGCATTGCCGTCGCTGCGCTGATCTGGCTGATCCTGCCGGCACTTATCGATTGGCTGGAGGTGTGACATGCAACACGTAATTCGGCTGACCGTCTCCCTCGCTTGGTGGCTCACGCCGGCTCTCATCGCGATCGGTGTCTTCGCGGCAGCGCGCGGCCGTCTGCCGGATGACGAATGGCTGTCGCGCTTCGTGATGCGCGGCCTCCGCATTCGCGTCGAGGAGGCCCGATGAACCTCGTCCAGCTCGCCGGCATGCTGCCGCGCGACCCGCAGTTTCGCGAATGGCTTTGCGATCTCGGCAGCGTCGACGACGTGACGCCGGACACGGCCGCCGAGTTCGTGCGTGTCATTTGCGGCGTCGACAGCCGGCGGCAGCTCGCGCTCGATGCGGGTGCCGCGCACCGTTTCGAAACCCTCGTGCGCCGGCCGTTCGTGGCCTGGCGCAACAACCAGCAGCACTGACTGCAACCCACCCACCGCAAAAAACGGAAGGAATGACGGACATGAGCAGAGAAGCCACCCAGTTTTCGGCCGAGCGCCAACCCCGCACTCGCAAGCCGCGCGGCAAGGAGATGCGCACGAAGATCCTCGAAGCGATCAAGGAACAGACGAAGCTGAACGAGAAGGGCTTCTACAAGAAGGTCGCCGAGCGAGCGATCGACGGCGGCGACACGCTGATGCTGAAGGAACTGCTGACGCGCGTCGCACCGGCCGCGAAGCCCGTCGCGCCCGCCGTGCAGTTCGAGTTCCCGGCGGACGGCACGCCCGTGCAGCAGGTCGACGCCGTGCTGCGCGCCGTCGCATCCGGCAAGGTCTCGCCCGACGTCGCCCAGCAGCTCGTCAACATGATCCGCGCGAAACTCGACGTGCTCGAAATCAGCGAGCTGGCAGACCGCCTCGCGCAGGTCGAGAAGGCGCTCGCGGCGCAGGGGAAGTGACGGGCGCGACAGCATGAGCCGACGCCGCCTCTCCCACGCCTCGATCACCCGCGTCGAGTCCTACTTCTCCGGCGTCGCCACCGATGAGCGCCCGGCCGTGTTCGGCATCGTCGACATGGACCGGAACGTCATCAAGCGGCTGACGGTCGACGGGCAGGAGACCGACGCGGAGCCGACCGTGCTGATAGCGCAGAAGCTCGAGCGACTGATCTACCCGAAGCGGTACAAGATCGTCTACGGCGGTCGCGGCTCGATGAAGACGCGGACGGTCGTGTCGATCCTGACTGCACGATCGCAGGCCAGCCGGCGGCGCGTGCTGTGCCTTCGCGAGATCCAGAACTCGATCCAAGAGTCGAGCTATCAGGAAATCGCCGAGGAGATCGACCGCCGCGAGCTCGGCGACTCGTTCCGCCAGCTGAAGAAGTCGATCACCGTGCCGGCGAACGGCAGCTCGTTTTCGTTTCGCGGCCTGTTCCGCAATCAGCGCGCGCTGAAGGGCTTCACGAACGCGACCGACGCATGGGTCGATGAGGCCGAGGGTGTCTCGCGCGACTCGTACAGCATCCTCGCGCCGACCATGCGCGCCAGCGGCTCAGAGATCTGGATCACGTTCAACCCGAACAAGGAAACGGACCCGACCTGGGCCGACTACGTCGCACCATACGTGGACCAGATGGTCGACGGCATCTACGAGGATGACGAGACGCTGATCATCAACTGCAACTGGTCCGATAACCCGTGGTTCCCGGAGGAGCTGGAGCTCGAGCGGCAGCGCATGCTGCGCACCGACATGGATCGGTACAACTGGATCTGGGAAGGGAAGTTCAACCGCCGATCCGACGAGCTGATCTTCTCCGGAAAGTACCAGGTCGAGACGTTCGAGACGCCGGCGAACGCGCGCTTCTTCTTCGGCGCCGACTGGGGGTTCTCGCAAGACCCAACGACGCTCAACCGCTGCTGGGTGCGCGGCAACGACCTGATGATCGACTGGGAGGCGCACGGCAAGCAGGTCGACCTCGACGACATCTGGAAGCTGTTCGCCGGCAAAGAGGGCATGCGGCCCGATCAGGTCGCGAAGTGGCGGCCCGGCGACGAGAAGAAATACCCCGGCATCCCCGGCGCGCGGAAATGGAAAATCAAAGCCGACTGCTCGCGTCCTGAAACCATTTCGCATGTCGCGAAGCAGGGTTTTAATATCGACGCGGCGAAAAAATGGGGTGGATCAGTAGAGGATGGAATTGCGTTTTTACGCGGTTTTGACCGAATTATTATCCATTCACGGTGCGTAAAGACGATCGAGGAATTCGGTAACTACTCGTACAAGGTCGATAAAACCACGGGGGACGTGTTGCCTATAATCGTCGACAAGTGGAATCACCACATCGACGGCATTCGATATTCGATGGACGGCTATATCCGTGGTCGCGGTAATGGTCTGAATATCAGCCATGAAGCGCTTGCTGCACTTTCGGCCGCTTAAATCGATTTTCTCGACCTGAAACGGTCATTTTCTCGGAGATTTTCAATAATGCGCACTCGCACCCTTATCGCCGCGATTCTCGGATTCGCGCAGCCGCATTACATGGCCGACCTGTCGACGTCCGCCGTCGACCTGCCGATCGCGACCGACGACCACGACGCGGCGGCCGCTCCCGCGAGTGACACGGGGGAGTCGAGCGGCGGTGCGTCTGCTGCGGCCGACGTCCGCGAAAGCGACACCTCCTCGTTTGCTGCGCCTGCATCGCTCTCCAGCGACACCGCAGCCGCGGGCACGCAGCAAGGTGACGCGGGAAACGGCGCGAGCGACGAGTCGGCTGCGCCTGCGACGTCCGAATCGAATGTCGCGCTCACCGACGGTGCTGGTACCGCGGTGGCTGATCCACTGCCGGCTGTCTCGATCGACGTCGAGGACCACGCCGAGGCGCGCGAGCGCTTCGCCGGCTTGATGGCGCGGTTGCACGGCGTCGAAGAGGACTTCGTGCACGCACTGCGCAACGAGCTGAACGCGATCGGCACGCTTCTGCATCTGCATTCAGTCGCCTCCGGCAAGGCTGACGCGACGGGCGATTACAGCTCGTCGGACCTCTCGTAACCGACACGGCGGCGCGCATGCTCGAGAAACTACAATCCCTTATCCCGCGCGCGCTGCTGGCGCCGACCGCGCCGGCGGCCGCGCGCCCGACGGTGGCGCTCGACTCGCGCGCCGAACCGAACTGGCCGACGATCGAAGGCCCACGCCGCGGCATGCGCATCAACCCGGCGTTGCTCGAACAACTGGCCGCACAGGAAGCCGCGCGCGGCGCCGCAGTCGACTGGGAGGCAAAGTTCAAGCCGCCGGTCGTCGCGGCTGGCACCGTGCCGAAAGAGGGCGGCGGCGCACCCGAGGTCGCGATGGACTCGGTGTGCGACAACCTCGCGGCGACGCTCGGCGCGTGCGGCGGCTTCAACCAGCTGAACGGCGTCGACTTCATCGGCTACGCCGCGCTGTCTCTGCTGTCGCAGCACCCACTGATCCGCGCGATGGTCGAGACGCTCGCTGATGAGATGACGCGGAAGTGGATCGAGTTCGGCGGCCAGGGCAGCGAGCAGTCGGACGCGAAGCGCGTGCAGGCGCTGCAGGCCGCGACCGAGAAGTTCCACCTGAAGAAGGCGTTCAACCGGTCGGCGAAGAAGACTGGGTACTTCGGCGGCTGCATGCTGTACATCGATATGGGCGACGACACGCGGTCCGATGCTGGCCTGCGCGAGATCCAGACGGAACTGACGCTCGACCGCGCGAAGATCACGAAGGGCTCATTCAAGGGATTTCGCCTGATCGAGCCGATCAACTGCTACCCGGCGCCGTACAACGCGGACAACCCGCTCGCGGCCGACTACTACCGGCCGACGGCATGGCTCGTGCAGGGCCGCAAGGTGCATGAGTCGCGCCTGCTGCATTTCTCGCAGAACGAGCCGCCCGTGCTGCTGAAGCCGGCCTACAACTTCTTCGGCATCCCGCTCGCGCAGATGGCGCTCGACTACGTCGACCGCTTCGACACCGTGCGCATCGCCGTCGCGCGGCTCGTAAAGCGGTTCAGCACGTCGATCCTGAAGACGGACATGAGCAAGATCCTGAATGGCGGAGGCGTTGAGGATGCGAGCAGCCTGCAGGCTCGCGCGCTGCTCTGGCAGCTGTTCGGCGACAACCAGGGGCTGCTCGCGCTCGACAAGGACATGGAGGACTTCGTCCAGGTCAACACGCCGCTCACGGGTCTCGCCGACATTGTGTCGCAGCAGCTCGAATTGCTATCTGCGCTCGCGCGCCAGCCTGCGGTGAAACTTCTCGGTATCGATCCGAAAGGTTTCAACTCGACGGGTGAATACAACGAATCAAACTGGTACGACCACGTTTCCAGCCAGCAGCAGATCATGTTCGCGGACAACCTCGATCGCGCGATCAAGATCATCCAGCTTTCCGAGTTCGGCCAGATCGACGAAGACCTCACGCACAAATTCGTGCCGCTGCATGAGATGAGCGAGACGGAGAAGGCGACGATCCGGAAGATGAACGCCGACACCTACGCGATCTACGATGATCGCGGCGTGCTCGGGCCGGAGGAGGAGCGCATCCGCCTCGCTGCCGACCCGGACAGCGGCTACGACTCGATCGACGTCGACAAGATGCCGGAGGCGCCGAACCTCGGAGAAGGCATGGACGACGACGAGGAGCGCGACACCGACAGCGCCGGCGCGGTGGCCTGATGCCCGCGCGCGCGCCGAAGGTGAAGGGCGAGATGCGCGCGACGCGGCCGAGCGCCGCCGTGCGCGTCCAGTATCAGCGCGCGCTCGAGCGGATAATCGACGAGATGCACCGCTCGACGCTGTACTGGCTGCGCGCCACATACCGTGATCGCGAGCGTGAGATTGCGGCGGACGCGTCGCCGTCCGCCGACCTTGCCGCGCAGCTCGCGCGCCGCGCCGCGCAGTGGCGCAAGATGTTCTCCGCCCGCGCACCGGACCTCGCGCGCTGGTTCATCGCGAAGGTCGACCGGCACGCGACGAACGCCACGAAGCAGGCCGCCGTCGCGATGACGGGCATGTCGGTGTCGGTGAAGGACACGCTCGTATCGAACACCGTCATGCAGGCGTCGATCCAGCAGAACGTCTCCCTGATCAAGTCCATCCAGTCCGAGTATGCGACCGAGGTCGAGGGCATCGTGATGCGCAGCGTCACGGCGGGCCGCGACCTGAAGTACCTGACCGACCAGTTGCAGGAGCGCTACGGCGTCACGCGGCGCCGCGCGACGTTCATCGCGACCGACCAGAACAACAAGGCGACGGCGCAGATGGCTCGCGCGCGGCAGCTCTCGATGGGTGTGACGAAGGCCCGCTGGCTGCACGTCGGCGGCGGGAAGAACCCGCGGCATTCGCACGTCGAGGCGAATGGGAAGGTTTTCGATTTATCGAAGGGTCTTAAAATCGACGGCGAATACATTTTCCCCGGAGAACTGCCGAATTGCGGGTGCGTGGGCGCACCGCTTATTCCAGGTGTTGACGATGAAGCCGAATAAAGACGAGATTATCGTGGCTTTTGACAAAGCTACGGTGCGGAGTTTCGATAAAGACGGTCGCATGCGGGTATCGATCAGTCGAATCTCGAAGGCCGACGTGAATCCGTACTGGGGCCGCGAGATTGTCGGCGGCGATGAGCTCGGCCTTGACCCGAACCGCGTCTACAACGTCTTCCGGCCCCCGGAGGAGCTTGAGAAGGCGTCCGCGACGTTCAACACGCTGCCGATCCTGCTCGTCCATAAGCACGTGAGTGCCGATAATCCGAAAAAAGAACTGATTATCGGAACTACGGGTTCAAATGCGGCGTTTGACGGTCAATATTTGACGAACGACCTCGCTTTCTGGGATGGCGAATATATCGAGAAAATCGAAAGCGACGAACAGCGCGAGCTATCGAGTTCGTATCGGTATAAGCCCGTCATTAAAAGTGGAACCTATAATGGCGAGCAATACGACATCGTGATGACGGAGATTATGGGTAATCACGTCGCACTGGTCGTCGAGGGGCGCGCCGGTCCCGAAGTGACGGTGGCGGATTCCCAAATTCAACCTCCCGAAAAGGTACGAACCGTGAAACTGAATCCGAAGCAGAAGGCGGCGCTGAAGGTCCGGCTCCCGAAGCTCAAGGTCGCGATGGACGAAGGTCTCGACACCGCAGGCGTCGAGGAAGCGCTCGAGGAAGCCCTCGAAGAAGTGCAGGCGCTAGGCGAGCCGGCGGCGGCCGTCGACGACGGCAATGCTGAAATCGCCGACCTCCTGAAGCAGTTGCTCGCGAAGTTCGAAGGCAAGACGAGCGCCGCGGCCGACGAGGACGACGAGGCGAAGAAGAAGGCGGCGGCCGACGAGGCTGCGCGCGCTGAAGAAGCGAAGAAGGCCGAGGAGGCGAAGAACGCTTCGGCCATGGACGCCAAGATCAAGGCCGCCGCCGACGGCGCGCGCCAGTCGATCGAAGGCCGCTTCCGCGCTGCCGACAAGGTCGCGCCGATCACCGGCCGCATCGACGCGATGGCGTTCGACTCGGCCGAGGCGATCTACGCGCACGCGCTGAAGGTCGGCGGCATGGACCCCGAGAAGCACGACAAGGTCGCCTACGCCGGCATCGTCGACGTGATGATCGAAGCGCGCTCGAAGGCGCCGGTGCATGTCGCGCACGACGCCGCCGGCGACGCCGAGCTGCTCAAGCAGTTCCCGGCACTGGCAAAAATCAACCACGCGTAAGGACGGACGAACATGGGCTTCCCGAACGCAGTACGTCTTCAGCCCGAGGTCGGCGTGCCGGGCACGCGCGCCTCGATGAACCCGATCTCGGTCGTGTCGCGCATCGCGCAGACGGCCGTCACCGTCGGCCGCTTCGTGTGGCCGGGCACGGACACCGACAACCAGGTGCAGAACACCGGCACCGGCAAGCCGCTGGGTTTGGCGATCACCGACCAGGTCGGCGTGATCCCGAACTACCTGCAGGAATACAGCATGTCGGTTCCGACCGGCATGGCCGTGGAAGTCGCCGAGCGGGGTGAATGGTTCGCGAGCTCGGCGAACGTGGCGACGCTCGGCCAGAAGGTGTTTGCGACGCTCGCCGACGGCACGCTGCAGTTCGGCGCGGCTGGCGCGACGATCTCCGGCGCCATCGAAACGCAGTACGTCGTGGCGCGCGGCGGCGCGGCGAATGCGGTGATCAAGATCTCGACGTGGAGCCAACTCGCATGAAGCTGAACCAACTTTCCGCATACGGCATCCACCTCGCGCACGGTGCCGAGCTGCTGAACGACGCTTCGAAGGCGAAGCTCGTCGCGGCGATGGACGCGGCCGGCCCGCTGGTCACGCAGCCGAACAACGGCATCCCGCAGATGCTGACGAACTACTTCGATCCGCGCGTGATCGAGGCGCTCGTCTCGCCGATGAATGCCGAGCTTCTGTATCCGCCCGTGCAGAAGGGCGACTGGACGACGTCGACGGCGACGTTCATGACCGTCGAATCGACCGGTGAAACGGCGACGTACGGCGACTACAGCGGCAACGGCATGTCGAGCCACAACGTGAACTTCCCGCAGCGCCAGAACTACGGGTTCCAGACGAACACGCAGTGGGGCGACAAGCAGATGGCCGTCGCGGCGAAGGCGCGCGTCGACTACGCGGCGCGCCAGCAACTCGCGTCGGCGCTGATCCTTCGCAAGAAGGAAAACGCGATCTTCCTGTTCGGCGTCGCGGGCCTGCAGAACTACGGCCTGACAAACGATCCGGCGCTCAGCGCGCCGGTCGCGCCGACCACCGGCGCCGGCGGCACCACGTGGGACGTGAAGACGTCGGACGAGATCTACGCCGACTTCGTGCTGCTCTGGAAGAACCTGATCGCAGCCGGTAACGGCCTGATCAACACGAAGTCGCGCGTGAAGGTCGGCATCCCGAACGTGTCCGAGCAGAACCTGACGAAGCAGAACTCGTACGGCCAGGTGCTGCGCGATCGGCTGAAGCTCGCCTATCCGAACATGGAGATCGAGACGATCCCCGAATTCGCGACGGCCAGCGGCAACCTGGTGCAGATGATCGCCCAGGACGTCGAAGGCCAGCCGACGGGCGAGCTCGCATATGCCGAGCGCATGCGCGCGCACGGCGTGGTCCGCCGCGACTCGTCGTACTCGGAAAAAAAGTCCGGCCACGCGTACGGCGCGGTGCTGTACTACCCGAACTTCATCCAACAAATGCTGGGGGTCTGACATGCCGGAAGTCCAAGAAACGAAGACGGTGAAGCCGGTCAAGGTGTTTTGCAAGCTCCCGCACGGGATCGTCTATACGCTGCCGGGCGATCGCACCGTTCGGCTGGTTGGCATGTACGGCGACGAGCGGTCGGACCTGCAGGTCGCGGGCATGCCGGGCCGCGACAGCGTCGCCGGCCACGGCGTGACGCTGGTCGACGCCGACGACTGGGAGCAGATCGTCAAGGATCACGGCAAGTCGGCTGCGCACAAGAATGGCTTCGTGTTCGCCGCGAAGGACGACAAATCCGGCGAAGCGCAGGCGCGCGAGCAGGAAGGCGCGCGCACGGGCTTCGAGCCGTACGATCCGAGCGCGAACCGCGAGGACAAGACGACCGACGGCACCAAGACCGGCACAATCGAGAAGCAATGAGCACGCCGACGGGTGTCGTCGCTTTCGACCCGGCCGCCTTCAGGGCGGCTTTTCCCGCTTTTACGGCACTGAGCGACGCCACCCTCAACGGCTATTTCGCGATGGCCTGCATCTTCCTGAACAACTCGCCGGCCTCGGTTGTGCAGGATCTGACCATCCGCGCGCAGCTGCTCAACTTCATCACGGCACACCTCGCGTTCCTCCTCGGCCGCGCGAGCTCGGGCGATGGATCGAGCGCGGCGGTGGTCGGCCAGATGGTGTCGGCCGGCGAGGGCACCGTGAACGCGTCGTTCGCGCAGGTGCAGTCGAAGAACGCCGAGTTCTGGGCCCAGTCCGAGTACGGCCTCATCTTCTGGCAGATGGTGCTGCCGTTCCGCACCTTCCGCTACTTCCCGGCGCCGTGCTGTGTGCGCCGTTAAGGTCACCGGCGGCGCCAAGCTCGACGCCGCGCTCGCGCGCTACCTCGACAACGCGACGCTGACCATGCGCGCGGGCCTCCTCGAAGGGGCGACCGAGCCGGACGGCACGCCGATGGCGCTCGTCGGATTCTGGAACGAGTACGGCACCGACGACATTCCTCCGCGCCCGGCATTCCGCACGACTGCTATCGCGCAGGCATCGCGCTGGGCGAAGATCGTGGGCGTCACGCTCCAGCGCAACGGCGGCGACTTCGATGCAGCGCTGCGGCTCGCTGGCGAGGCGGCCGTCGTCGACATTCAGGCGACGATCGGCGCGTGGACCGACCCACCGAACGCGGCGTCCACGATCGCGAAGAAGGGATTCGACGGCCCGCTGCGCGGCTCGGCCGCCGCGCCGATGCAGCATGCCGTCGCATACGACATCGTCGACGGAGCACCCACAGAATGAACTTGCACGGCATCGTGTCCGGCGTGATCGGCACCGTGAACCCCTTCGTCCCGGTGACGCTGCAGCAGAGCACCGGAACCTACGACACGGCGCCCGACGGCAAGCGCACGCCGCACTACAGCGCATCGCCCCAGTCCGTGCAGGTGCAGGCGCTCTCCGCGAAGGAGATCCAGCACCTCGACGGTCTGAACATTCAGGGCGTGCTGCGCAAGGCGTACCTGAACGGCGACTGGCGCGGCGTGTACCGCGCGACGAACCAGGGCGGCGACCTGATGCAGTTCGCCGCGGCGGCCGGCGTGCCGACATCGCTGCAGGGCACGACGTGGAAGGTCGTGCAGGTGTTCGAGACGTGGCCGGATTGGTGCGCGCTCGCGATCCAGTTGCAGTGAGGCCGCCATGCCCGTAACCATCTCCATCACCGAACCGCAGGTCTTCACCGCGCTGCGCACGTTCCTGCTCGGCATCCTGCCGGCGGGCGTCGAAGTCGTGAAGGCGCAGGACAACGACGTCGGCGAGCCGGTCGGCGCGGACTTCGTCGTGATGAACTCGATCGCATCGCCGCGCCTCGCGACGAATGTCGACGGCTACACCGACCCCGGCACGAACCCCGGCACGCGCAATTCGATGCAGGCGATCGAGGCGCGGTTGCAGCTCGACGTGCACGGTCCGAACTCGGGCGACAACGCCGCGATCATTTCGACGCTGTTTCGTGACGAATATGCGTGCATTCAATTCGCGACCGTTAATCCGGATATTCAACCGTTATATTGCGAAAATCCGCGCCAAATGCCGTTTATTAACGCTCAGAATAACTACGAGCAGCGTTGGATAATTGAACTGGCTATCGAATACAATCCAATCACGCAAACGCCGCAGGATTTTGCCGATCAAGTTCAGGTCGGAATTATCAATGTCGACGCGGCATATCCTCCCGGAGCTTAAACCATGTCGATCCCGGCATCCCTGATCGCATCCGTAACGCCGAGCGTCGTCAGCGCGGGCGGTTCCGCGCTCGATCTCATCGGCGTTATGTTGACGACGAATACCCGAGTGCCGATCGGCACGGTTCCGTCGTTTCCGACGAAAGACGCGGTTTCCGCTTATTTCGGCGCGACGTCTCCCGAATATCAGTTGGCCGCCGTTTATTTCAACGGCTTCGATAATTCAGACGTAAAGCCAGGCGCGCTCCGATTCTCGCAATATCCGACAGCCGCAGTCGGCGCGTATTTGCGCGGCGGCTCGCTCGCGGCGATGACGCTCGCGCAGCTTCAGGCGCTTTCGGGTTCGCTCACGGCGGTGGTCGACGGTTTCACGCGCACCGCGGCGTCGATCAACCTGTCGAGCGCGTCGAGCTTCTCGGCGGCCGCCGCGGCGATCCAAACCGCGCTCAACGCAACACCGCCGACGCCGGCCGTCGTCACGGGCAGCATCGCGGGCACCACGCTGACGGTGTCCGCCGTTACGTCCGGCGTGCTCGCAATCGGCCAAGTGCTGAGTGGAACCGGTGTGACCGCCGGCACGAAGATCACCGGTTTCCAGACCGGCTCCGGCGGCACGGGCACGTACACGGTCGACCAGTCGCAGACGGTCGCGAGCACGTCGATTACTGCGGCGGCGGCGACTGTCGCCGTGACGTACGACAGCACGTCGAGCGCCTTCGTCATCACCTCCGGCATCACCGGCGCGCCGTCGACCGTGGCATACGCGACCGGCACGCTCGCGGCAGGCATCAAGCTCACGCAGGCGACCGGCGCAGTGCTGTCGCAGGGTGCCGCGGCCGCGACGCCGGGCGCTGCGATGGACGCGATCAAAGCGGTGACCCAGAACTGGGTGTCGTTCATGACGACGTTCGATCCGGACAACGGCGTGGGCAATACCCAGAAGATGGCGTTCGCGACGTGGACATCGCAGCAGGGCAACCGCTTCCACTATGCCGGCTGGGATACCGACCAGAGTCCGACCGCCACGGTGCCGGCGACGTCGTCGTTCGGCTATCTGGTCGACCAAGCCAACATGAGCGGCGTTACCCCGATCTGGGGTCCGGCAGACAAGGCGGCGTTCCTGATGGGCGCGATCGCATCGATCGACTTCACGGCGACCGAAGGCCGCATCACGATGGACTTCAAGGGCCAGTCGGGGCTGACGCCGGACGTCACCGACGCGACCGTCTACGCCAACCTGAAAACGAACGGCTACAACATGTACGCCGACTTCGCCACGTCCAACGATGAATTCAAGTTCTTCACGCCGGGCAGCATCGCCGGTCAGTACGACTGGATCGATTCGTACATCAACCAGGTCTGGATGACGAATCAATTCCAACTGTCGACCATGGTCGGTCTGACGCAGGCGAAGTCGGTTCCGTACAACACGGTCGGCGACGCGACGATCGAAGCATGGCTGATGCCTGACATCAATCAAGCCGTGACTTTCGGTGCGATTCGCGAAGGCGTTCAGCTCAGCACTGCGCAGGCGCAGGAAGTTAACACGGCCGCCGGCATGAAGATCGACAGCGTGCTGTCGTCGCGCGGCTGGTACCTGCAAGTGCTCGCATCGCAGGCCACCGCGCAGACACGCGCCGCGCGCCAGTCGCCGCCGTGCAAGTTCTGGTACATGGACGGCGGCAGCGTCCAACAACTCAACCTCGCTTCGGTGATGGTCCAGTAAGGGAGCAACCATGTCAGGAACGATTACCAGCGCCAACAGCGTGATCATGCTCTCGGCGGGCACCATTTTCCCGGTCGCGCAGCAGATCCAAGGCTACGCCGCCGAGGACATCTTCGACACCGACGACGTCGAGATGGCAGAGGTCCAGATGGGCCTCGACAAGAAGCAGTCGTATGGCTGGATCCCCTTCAACGTGAAGTGGCGCATCACGCTGATGGCGAATTCCGACTCGATCTTGATGTTCGATTCGGTGATCGTGGCCGAGCGCGTGATGATGGACAAGTACCGCTGGGACGGCACCGTCGCACTCAAGAGCATCGGCAAGAAGTACACGATGACGAACGGCGTCCTCACGCGCGGCAAGCCGATCCCCGACGCGAAGAAAGTGCTTCAGCCGCAGACCTTCGAAATTACCTGGGAGTCGGTGCTGCCGGCACCGATGTGACATGGCACGGAAAACGACCAACTTCACCGCGACCGACGGTCGCGACGACGGGAAGCGATTCCTGATCACCGAAATGTCGGCGTCGCAATCGGAGGAGTGGGCGGCGCGTGCGCTGTTCGCTGCGATGAGCTGCGGCGTCGAGATCCCGGACGAGGTGCTGGGCGCCGGGCTGGCCGGCGTAGCCGCCATCGGTATCAAGGCGCTCGGCCGTGTGCCGTTCGAGATCGTGAAGCCGCTGTTCGACGAGATGATGACCTGCGTGCAGTACGAGTTCGAGCCGGGTCGGGCCGGCGGCACGCGCGCGCTGATCGAGACGGACATCGAGGAGGTCGCGACGCGCCTGAAACTTCGGAAGGCGGTGCTCGACCTGCACCTCGAGGGTTTTCTCGCCGCCGCCCCATCGAAGCAGGCTTCTGGGGCGGCGGTAGCAGCAAGCGCCTGATCGCGTATCCAAACGTGCCGCGCTCGATCGGCGCGGTCGTTTCCCGCCGGCTCGCCACACTCGTCGAGCTGCAAACTGTGCTGGGCCAGGACGATCTGCATGACCTGCTCGAAATAATCGTCGTCGACAGCCATAACGAGCGCGTCGCGACAGAACCGAGGAATTGACGGTGCCCACAATTGTCGACGCGCTAGTGGTGACCCTCGGCTTCGACCTCTCCGCGTTCAAGCGCGGCAAGGCCGAGGCCAGCGCGGCCACGAAGAAGCTCACTGCCGAGGAGACGGCCGCCGCCAAGGAAATCGAGCAGCGCAACAAGAAGGCGGCCGAATCCTTCCGCAGCATCCGCAACGAGGTGCTCGCGCTCGTCGCGATCTTCACCGCCGGCGTCGGCATCAAGCAGTTCACCGAGAGTACGATCAACTCCGCGGTGAACCTGGGCTACATGGCCCAGAACCTCCAGATGAGCACACGCGACCTTGCCGCGTGGCAGCGCGCAGCCGAGCGCGCGGGCGGTTCGGCAGAAGGCATCACGGCTGCGCTGCAATCCTCCCAGAACGACGTCTCGAAGCTGAAGTTCGGACAGGTGACCGAGGGCGTGCAGTGGTTCCTGCGCATGGGCGGTTCCGTCAAGGATCTGAAGGACGGCAACAGCTACCTGCTCGCGCGCTCGCGGATCATCTCGAACATGTTCAAGGCCGACCCCGGTCGCGCGCGCTTCATCGCGCAGCAGATGGGTATCGGCGACGGCGAGTTCAACTTCCTGAAGCAGGGCGAAGCCGCGGTGCTCGCGCTCGTCGACGCGCAGAAGAAGAACTCGGCCGTGACGGAGAAGCAGGCAGAGCAGGCGCTAAAGCTCAAAAACGAGTGGCTCGACCTGCGCGACCGGCTGCAATACGTCGGCACGACGGTGCTGCTCGAGCTGATGCCGGTGTTCGAGAAGCTGCTCGGCAAGCTCCAGAACATGGCCGACTGGGTCGCGGACCACAAGGCGGACATCAGCGCATGGATCGATCGCGCCGTAACGTCGGTGCAGCAGTTCGTTGAGTGGGCTGACAAAGCTGCGGCGTCGGTCGGCGGCTGGAAGAATGTGTTGATCGCGTTCGCGGGCCTGAAGCTACTCTCGATGGCGTCCGGTGTTTTGTCGCTCGCCGGCGCGCTACTGAATCTCGGTGGCGCGCTAGGCGCGGTCAGCACGAACGGCGCGGCTGCGCTGCCGATCCTCGGGCGTCTGCTCGGCATCGCCGGGCTCGCGCTGTACAGCCAGGGGCTGAACGAGGGCGAGGACAAGACGCGCCTTACGCAGCCTGGCGACACGTGGGACGGTGACCCGGTCGGCAAGGCGCGCGCGGCCGCGAACAGCGGCTCGCTCGCGGATCGTCAGCGGTATCTGCTCGGCCGCCTGAAGGAAGCTGGCTATACCGATGCGCAGGCGGCCGGGGTCATCGGCAGCCTGATGCAAGAAAGCCAGCTCGATCCGACGGCGGTCAACAAGGCATCGGGCAATGCTGGCATTGCGCAATGGGGCAAAGGGCGGGGAGCCCAGTTCGAGAAGCAGTTCGGGCACTCGCTCGCGCAGTCGACCTTCGGTGAGCAGGTCGACTTCATGCTTTGGGAGCTGAAGAACACCGAGAAGCAAGCCGACCAGCGGCTGCGCATGGCGAAGACGCCCGAGTTCGCGGCCGAGGTGCATTCCCGCGAGTACGAGCGGCCGGGCGCAGCCGAGGCGAACATCGCGCGGCGCCAGAAGTACGCGCGCGAGGTTTTCTCGGGGCTCGGACAGGCAAACGCCGCGCAGATCGCGCAGCAGACTGCCGCAGCGGCCGCGCCGGCCGGTGGCAACACGACCACGACCAGCACGTCGACGAATGAGACGAACATCAACGGGCCGATCACCGTGCACACGCAGGCGACCGACGCGCCGGGCATCGCGCGCGATCTGGGCGGTGCGCTACGCCGTTACAGCTTCGTCGTGCCGCAGGCCAATACCGGATTGAGCTGATATGCCGCTGCCGAACCTCACCGTCCCCGCCTTCCCGAACGTGCCGAACCTGCCCGGCGTGCCGCCGCTCGTGCGCGCGCCGGGAGAATCTCTCGGCTCGTTCGCGATCTCGCTGATCACGACGGATGCGATCGGGCTGCTCGAGGGGCTTCTGGCGCCCGTGTGGGGCATCTTCGACGAGTTCGGTGCGCCGATGGCCATCGCGGATACCGCGCTGAGCGTCGAATACCGCGGCGACTCGCGCATCGCAAAGTATCCGCAAGAGCAGGGCGGATTCCGCGACTACAACAAGGTGCAGATGCCGTACAACGCGCGCGTGCAGCTCGCGTGCGGCGGCAGCGACGCGCGGCGCGCGGCATTCCTGGCGGCGATCGAGGCCGCAAAGCAGTCGACCGCGTTGTTCACCGTGATCACGCCTGACGCGACGTACGAGAACGCAAACGTCGTTGCGTACGACCTCCGGCGCACAGCGAAGAACGGCGTGACGATGCTCGTCGTCGAGGTGTATCTCGAGGAGGTCCGGCAGACGGTGGTCGCGCAGTTCGCGAACACGCAGAACTCGGCGTCGCAGGATTCGGCGAACCTCGGCCAGGTGCAGGGGCAAGTGCCGACCGCGGCTCAATCCGGCCTGTTCGGTCCGGTCTCGGTGACGACTGGCGTCGGCGGGGTGCGGTAATGCTGATCCTTCCCGTCGTCGCGAAGCCGGCGCAGAACTTCAGCGTGATGCTCGCCGGCCAGAACTGCCAGATCTCGGTCTACCAGAAGACGACCGGGCTGTATCTCGACCTGTCCGTCAACAACGCGCCGATCAAGAGCGGCATCATCTGCCGCGATCGCGTGTTGCTCATCCGTCACGCGTACCTCGGGTTCGTCGGCGACCTGACATTCTTCGACACGCAGGGCGTCGATGATCCGCAATACTCGGGCCTCGGCGCGCGCTGGCAGCTCGTCTACCTCGAAGCGGGAGACCTCGCATGAGCTTCACGCGCAAACGCATCGACCTGACGATCACGCTCGGCGAGGGCGAATTCGGCGACGGCGGTTCGAACACCGTGACGCTCACCGGTCTGCGCGTGCAGTCGCTCATCACGGTGCCGGGCGGCGACGCGATGGCGGCCGCGCAGATCCGCGCGTTCGGTATCCCGCTGACGATGATCAACCAGCTCACGACGGTCGGACCGATCAACACCGCGATCCGCGCGCAGAACGCTGTGCAGATCGCGGCCGGCGACGATGAGAACGGCATGCACGTCGTCTACTCGGGAACGATCGGAGAGGCATGGGGCGACTTTCAGGGCGTGCCGGACGTGCCGCTGAACATCATCGGCTACGCCGGCCTGATCCAGGCGGTGAAGCCGGTCGGCGCACTGAGCTATGTGGGCGCGGTCGACGTCGCGATGATCATGCAGGAGCTCGCGAACACGATGGGCCTCACGTTCGAGAACAACGGCGTGCAGGTGCAGCTGTCGAACCCGTACTTCCCGGGCACCGCGCTCGCGCAGGTTCGCGCGTGCGCGCGCGCCGCGGACATCAACTACCTGATCGACCGCGACACGCTTGCGATCTGGCCGCGCGCCGGCGCGCGCGCGACGACTGGCGACATTCCACTGATCTCTCCCGAAACGGGCATGCGCGGCTATCCGACCTTCTCGAGCAACGGTCTCGGCCTGTCGACCGAGTTCAACCCGAACATCAAGAACGGAGGCCAGGTGAAGGTGCAGAGCTCGCTGCCGGTTGCCTGCGGCATCTGGAACGTGTTCGACCTCTCGCATGCGCTGGAAAGCGAAGTACCGGACGGCGCGTGGTTCACTCAACTCTCGGCGTACCCGCAAAATGGTGGATAACGCATTCGGCTACCGCGGCAGCCAGCGACCGACGTCGGGCACGTCGCCGTTCAACGAGCAATCGTTCCTCGTCTGGCAGATCCTGCGCACGATCGCCGGCGCGCGACTCGTCGAGGTGAAGGCGGTCACTAACGCCGGCAGCGTCTCGCCGGTCGGTTTCGTCGACGTGCTGCCGCTCGTCAATCAGCTCGACGGCTCCGATAGCGCGATGCCGCACGGCGTCATTCACAACCTGCCGTACTTCCGGCTGCAAGGCGGCGCGAACGCGGTGATCATCGACCCGCAGGTCGGCGACATCGGCGTCGCGATCGTTGAGGACCGCGATATCTCGTCCGTGAAGGCGAACCGCGGCCCGGCGAATCCGGGCTCGAAGCGCATCTTCGACATGGCCGACGGCCTGTATCTCGGCGGATTCCTGAACGGCGCGCCGACGCAATACGTCCAGTTCTCGACGGCCGGAATCTCGGTCGTCTCGCCGACGAAGGTCACGCTGCAGGCGCCACTCGTCGAGGTCGACGCGTCGACGTCGTTCACCGTGAACTCGCCGCAGTCGGGATTCAGCGGCACGGTGATCGTGCAGGGGCTGCTGTCGTGGCTGGCCGGCATGACCGGCAGCACCGTGAGCGGCGTCGCATCGCTGATCTCTGGCGTCGTGCAGTTCGTCGGCTCGATTACCTCGAACGGCCACGCGATCGACAGCACCCATCAACACACCAACTCGGGCGGTTCTGGGCTCGGCGGCCCGCCGCAATAAGCGACCATGGGAACGACACTCCTCCTCGATCAAACGACCTGGGATCTCTGTCTCGACGCGTACGGGAACATCGCCGTCGCGTCTGAGCCGTATGCGATCGCACAGGACGTCGCATGCGCCGTGCGCGCGTTCCGCGGTGAGTGCTGGTACGACACGTCGGTCGGCGTGCCGTACTGGCAGGACATTCTCGGCAAGCGTCCGCCGCTCCAGCTCATCAAGAAGGACATCGTGACCGAGGCGCGCCGCGTGAAGGGCGTGCAGGCCGCGCAGTGCTTCATCACATCCATGAAGGACCGCATCGTGACCGGCCAGGTGCAGGTGGCAACGGCCGACGGCGTGCTTCCCGTCAACTTCTGAGGCTCCGCATGTCGACTCCTCCCACCTCCAGCGTACCGCCGATCAACTGGGCGCCGACCGGGCCGGTTGTGCCAGCTGAATCCGCGATCCTGACCGGCGTGCTCGCGGACACGAACGCGGCCTTCGGCGGCAACCTGAACATTACGAACGAGGACGGCAGTCCGAACTTGACGGTGCCGCAGGGTCAGCTCGCGTCGAGCCTGACCGCGGTCATCGGTGCGAAGAATGACGATATGCTCGAGGTGTCAAACGGCGTCGATCCGGATCTCGCCGACGGCCGCTGGCAGGACGCGATCGGCCGCATCTACTTCATCGAGCGCAACCCGGCCGAGCCGACGGCGCTGCAGATCGCATGCGTCGGTGCCGCGAACACCGTGATCCCGGTCGGCGCGCTGATCAAGGATTCGAGCAACAACGTCTATCTGTGCACGCAGGCCGGCACGATCCCGGCGAGCGGCACGATCACGCTCGGCTTCGCGTGCAAGACGACCGGACCCGTGCCGGTGCCGGCAGCCGGCCAGGTGTCGATCTATCAGGCAATCCCCGGCTGGGACACGGTAAGCGTCGTCTCAGGCGTGGTCGGCAGCGACGTCGAGTCGCGCGCCGACTTCGAATACCGACGGCGGCAGTCGGTCGCGCTGAACGCCGCCGGCTCGGTGCCGGCCGTGCGCGCAAAGGTGCTGAACATTGCGGGCGTGCTCGACGCGTGTGTGCTCGACAACCCGCTCGGCACGTCTGTCGTGAACGGCTCGTACACGCTCGCCCCGAATTCGTTGTACGTCGGCGTCTACGGCGGCGCGGCGCAGGACATCGCCAACGCGATCTGGACGAAGAAATCGCCGGGCTGCAACTACAACGGCAACACGACCGTGACGGTGCAGGACACGAGCGTCGGCTCGCAGCCGTATCCGAGCTACACCGTGAAGTACCAGACGCTGACGGCCGTGCCGATCCTGTTCGCCGTGCAGCTCGTGAACAACCCGAACCTGCCGGCTAACATCGTGCAGCTCGTGCAGAACGCGATCGTCGCTGCGTTCACCGGTTCCGACGGCGGCTCGCGCGCGCGCAGCAACTCGACGATCTTCGCGGGCCGCTACTACCCTGGCGTGATCGCGATCGATCCGTCGGTCGAGCTGCTGTCGATCCAGCTCGGGATGACCACGGCGAACCAGAACAGCGTGGTGATGGGTATCGACAAGACGCCGACGTTGACGGCAGCCAACATCGCGGTGAGTCTCGTATGAAGAACGTGATGCGCACTGTGATTGCGCAATATGCCAACAGCCCGACACTGCTGCAGCTGATCGAGAACTTCGACCAGTACATCGACCCGTCGGCCGACATCGATGCGTTCTACGACATGGTGTGGAACGTCGACACGGCCGTCGGGCGCGGGCTCGACATCTGGGGGAAGATCGTCGGTCTGGAGAATGGCCGGCTGCTGAAAATCCCGTCGGCCGAGATCAACCTAGGCTTCAAGGAAGCCGGCACCGCGAGCGCGACACCTTTCGGCTCTGGGGTCTTTTATTCGGGCAGCACTGTCACCGAGAATTACTACCTGTCGGACGATGCGTTTCGCACGCTGATCTTCGTGAAAGCGATGGCGAACATCTCCGATGGATCGATCCCGAGCTACAACCAGCTGCTGCAGAACCTGTTCAAGGGGCGTGGCCGGTGCTACGTGAACGACCTCGGCAACATGCAGATGCGGTACACGTTCGAGTTTTATCTGCAGCCCTACGAGATCGCGATACTCACGCAGTCGGGCGCTATGCCGCGGCCGACCGGCGTGCTCGCGACGATCATGCAGGTGCCGGTACCGAACATCTTCGGCTTCTCCGAGGCTGGAACAGCGAGTGTCGCGCCATTCGGTCAGGGAACATTTTTCACTGGAGTCTTGAATGCAGTCTAGCCAAACACCCACTCTCGTCCCGCTCGCATTCGCGGCCAATGGCACGAAGAACACGATTCCGGAGGCGTCGCAGATCGGCATCACGCCGGGCGCTGCATCGCTCAACGACGGCTTCCCTCCGCTCACGTTCACGCCGATTTCGGCGGGCGGCGTGCCGCCATCTGGTGCCGATTTCAACGGTGTCCTGAACCTGATTACACAGTCGATCCGCTGGGGGCACGCGGGCGGCCGCTACGCGTTCAGCTCGACCTTCGCGGCCGATGCGAATGTCGGTGGCTATCCGGCGGGCGCCGTGCTGATGAGTGCCGATCAGCAGGGCTCGTGGCTGAGCCTGAACGACAATAACACGGACAACCCGGACACCGGCCCGGGAACGAAGTGGGTGCCGTCGCATGCATACGGCATCACTGCGATCACAGGCCTCGCGAGCTCGAATGTGACGCTCACGCCCGCGCAGGCGATGAAGTCGAAGATCACGCTCGCGGGCACGTTGACGGCGAACGTGCAGATCATCCTTCCGACCTGGACGCGCGACTGGACCGTCGTGAACAACACGACCGGCGCGTTCACGGTCACGGCCAAGACGGCGAGCGGTACCGGCGTGACATTGGCCGCCGGTCAGCAGCGGATCACCGGCGACGGTACGAACATCATGCAGCCGGCCGAAAGCGTGGCAGCGGCGACGCAGAGTCAGCAGGCGGTGCAAATGGGGCAGTTGACGGGTGCGATCGGCGCGCGCTCCAACCTCAAGGCATCTTGTGCGGCGAACGCGACGACGATCACGTTCACGGCGGATCAGCTCGTGCTCGGAACTGCATTGAATGGTCTGCAATATCTGCTGTCGAGCTTCAACAAGACGTTGAACCTTGCGACGACCGGCGCAGGCGGTATGGACACCGGAACGGCGACGGCCGGCGGCTGGCTCGCCGTCTACGCGATCTACAACCCGACGACCGCGACGTCCGCGCTGCTCGGCACGATGGAGACGACTGCCGCCGCGACTTCGGTGTACAGCGGCGCGAACATGCCGGCCGGCTACACGGCGTCGGCGCTGCTTGCCGTGATTCCGGTGAGCAGCACGGTGGGGCAGTTGAAGGCTGTTGGAGTTATCGGACGACGCGTGAATGTTCCGAGGATTCTGACTTTCAATACGAGTAGCACGACTTCCACCTCGACATCTATCCCTCTGGCCGGCGCCGTGCCGAAGGCCGCCATCAGGGTTTCGGGGAATATTGTAGTTGTATCGACTTCCAGCAGCCAGATTGGTATGGCTTTGGATAGCGATAACGTCTCAGATCTTGGAGATCAGAACGTCAGCGTCTCAAACAGTATGTCAGCGACTGGAAACTTTGCACTGGATATTTTAACTACACAAACCATCTATTACGTCAATCAGAATAGTACCGGCACACCCACTTTCTCACTTAATGTTTCTGCTTACGAGATCTGAACATGACTTCTGTCAACGTGCAGTTTGCCGACGAAACCGACAACGCCGCGATCGTCAGCTACTTCCTTTCAGCGCCGACCCAGCTTGATGGCGATACAAGAGTCTTGGGTGCGGTGCTTACCACCGATCCCCGCTGGGAAGCGTATTACGACGCGCAACCGACAAGTGTTCAGAAGTATTTGCCGAACCCAGGCTGATGCGAGGTAGTTGTCGGTTGTAACAGGCGATGAGGCACGGTATGCTTGATCAATTGAAGAACCATCGGGCATGCCAACTTGGTGCCAAGAAATGCGAAAAATCGTCTACTTTTGTCCAAAAATCAACGCGCCGTCGGGTGGTGTTAAGGTTATCCATCGTCATAGCGAGATAATCAATGCAATAGGCGGAAGCTCGGAAATTTTCTATATCCGACCGAAGGACGATAAAGTAGATTGGTTCGTTCACGATGCGGTGATCCGTACGCATGCGGATTTTGATTCCCGTCTCGACTTCGTTATTCTTCCCGAGACTCAGATATTTGACACATGGAGTGGTCTAAAAGAATCAGGAGTCGAGTACGCCATTTTTGTGCAGAATGGGTATCTAATCAGTGAAAGTATTTCATTTCGTGATGCGCAAGACTGTTATGCCGGAGCAAAATTCATAATTTGTATCAGCGATGATGCTATTCGATGTGTGCATCAGTTTTTTCCCGCACATACCGACAAAATCATCCGAGTAACTTATTCGGTTGATGGCGATCTTTTTAAGCCGAGCGTGAAGGATAAAATCATCACGTATATGCCGCGCAAGATGCGGCCTCATAGCTCGATCGTCGTTCCAATACTGAAAGAGAAGCTGCCGAGCGGATGGAGCATCAGGGCGATTGACGGCTTGAGTGAAGCCGAGGTTGCGAAGGCGCTCGGCGAGTCGCGAATTTTTCTCGCTTTTTCTGATTTCGAGGGTCTTCCTGTTCCACCAGTAGAGGCGGCCTTTGCCGGAAACTTCGTGATCGGATACACCGGCCAAGGTGGCCGCGAATACTGGAATCCGCCAGTCTTCGAATCCGTCGATTCCGGTGACATTGTCCGGTTCACGGATGCCGTGCTGAAGCGGATTTCCGACATCGAGACATATGGCATGGAATTGAATGACAGCCATACGGTCATGCTTCGCGAAAGCTTCTCTCGTGAAATGGAGCGCAAACTCCTTCAGAGGATGGTTGAGACTATCCTCGAATAGTCAGAACGTGTAATTCAGCGTCACCATATGCGCTCCCTTGACGCCCGGCACTTGCTCGTTGTCGGCCGAGCCGCCGGCAGCGGGCGCGAAGATGTAGTTGTATCTCACGCTGAAATGCCCCTTCGATACCGACAGGCCGGCGACGGCGCCGACGCGAAGCTTCGGGCTGGTTGACAGCACATGCAACGTTCCCGGAGGGCCGAGCTTCCATCCCGGAGTTTCGACAGTGGCATGCGTCATCCAGGTTGTTCGGTAGAGCGCCGGGCCAGCTTCGAAGCCGACTGACCAGCCCGACCCAACATCCCAATACGGTTCGATCGTGAGCGCGAGCGCCTGAATGCGGCCGTACGACCGGAAGTCGCTCATTTGGCCGCAGTCGTTGTCGATGCAGCCTTTCGTAGCTGAATCGTAGCCGCCACGCATGCCGCGGTCGGTGAAGTCAGCAGCGTCCTGCGGTGATTGCGAACTCCACGAGATCTTGCCGAAATTCAGGTAGACGGCATGGAGGCGCAGGCCCGGTCGCCACGAGTGCGGATCGGCGTCAATTGGCGTGAGCATGAAGCCGGCCCTGAATGCGGGCACGACGACCTGCGTGTGGTGATCGAAGCCCTCGTTGTAATAGATCCCATCGCCCTGCTTGGTGTAGATGGACGCGCCCACACCAACTTCGATCTGGAAGAACGACTCAGCATGCGCCTGCGTGACCGCAGCGCAGCCGAGCGCCACCGCTACGGCTGCGATTCTCCATCGGGCGCCGGGGAGTCGGCCGATGCGTCCAGATCGATCGCTGCGCCGACGTCGCGCATTGTCGCCAGCACGCGGTCGATTTCCCGTTGCGGGAGTGTGACGAGCGCCGCTGCCATGAACAGGTTGGCGGGCGGGATTCCCTGCGGTTTGTTCTCGTCCGCGTAATCCCTCCATCGCCGCGCGCTCTTCAGGCCGAGTATCTGCGCCATCTGCGTCCCGGAGAAGCCGAGCTTCTCCTTCCACTGCTTCATCTGAGCCACGGTTGGCGGGCGAAAGAGCATGTTGAGCTGATCCAAGGCGCGAGGGCGCGCGAAAGCAGAGTTTCATGGCGAGGTTCCTTTCGGATGGCGGCCGCGCGGTGTGCGCTTCCTATGCCTCGAACAGTAGGCGGATTCCGCCTATGTGTCAAGCGCGATCGCGCGCGCTGCCGGGCGCGTCCATCGCGATAATCTGCGCCGTGGATTTCGCTCAATTCCGCATAAACATTTGACCGATAATCAGCCCATCTGATTTTAAATTACTGGGCTCTGTTAAATGAATGGTCAAAATAACCAGCAAAATAGCCCCGGTTCTTGGCTTGTAAGTGCAAAAACCGTGATTAGTACGGTCGCCGGCCTCGTCTCCATCTTGGCCGCGCTGGTCGGGGCTTCGGCGTGGTGTATTGGCCTTTATTCCGGTCTTTCCAATCGCGTAACGGTACTCGAACAGAGTAATCAGGCCATGCGCGACGACCTGAAAGACATCAAGCAAATGGTTTCTCAACTCGTATTGGGCGCTGCCGGTAATCGGCCCGAGACTCGACGGTGGGTGAAATGATGAAATGGAAAATCACGCTGGCCGACAACTGGCGCACGCTGCACCGACGCGGCACCGTGATCGTGAGCGGCGCGCTCGCGCTGGTGACGGCTGCCGGCCCGGCGATCGTCGAGGCATGGAACTCGATGCCGGCCGACCTGAAAGAGCTGCTGCCGCAGGGCGTGCAGCGCTACGCAGCGCTCGTCGCGTTCGCGCTGATCCTCGTCGTGCGTTACACCGCGGTGCGCCGCGTGGCGCCGCCGGATGCGGCTGCCGGGCAGGGGAACAGCGATGGCGCTCAGTGACCTGTTCGGCGCGCTCGCGCGGCTGTTCGGCGTGAACCCGGCGCCGGTCGTCGTCGTGCCGACGCCCTCGGTCGCGTCATCGAAAACGGACATCGCGGATTCCGCTGCACCACTTCCGGCCCCGGCTGATGCGGGTTTGGCGGTCGGTGGTGCGGAAATCGAGCCTGCTGTACCGCAAAACGTTCCACCCGATACGGACGACGAGGCGTGGCTCGCGCTCTGCCGTCCGCTGTCGCAGCACTTCGAGAGCTGCTACCTGACCGCATACCCGGATCCCGCGTCGCCGCTCGGCAAGGCGCTGCAGGCGCGCGGCATCTGGTACAAGGTGCTCGGCGGCGCGCCGATTCCAGACGACCCCGCGCTGCGTGCGCTGAGCGGCGCGCCGTGGACGTGTGGCTGGGGCTCGACGGGCCCCGCCGTGCGCGAGGGAACCGTCTGGACGCAGGCCACGGCCGACGCGCGGCACGACGAGAACCTGCGCGCGTCCGCGGCGCTCGTTGACCAGGCCGCGCGCGTCGCGCTGTCGCCGCAGCAGAAGGCCGCGCTCGTCAGCATCGTGAACAACGTCGGGCCCGGTCGCGCGCGGCGCGTGAACGATCCCGGGCGCGACGGCATCATCACGCTCGCCAGCGGCCAGCCGTCGACGCTGCTGCGCCACCTGAACATCGGCGACATGGCTGGCGCCGCCGATCAGTTTGCCGCGTGGAACCGCGCGGGCGGTGTCGTGCTGCCCGGTCTCGTGCGCCGGCGCGCGGCCGAGCGCGATCTCTTCCTCACCGGCGCATGGAGCGACGCATGACGATCATCCCCATCCTGCTGAAATTCGGCCCGTGGCTGCTTGCGGCGGCCGGCGTGCTGTTCGGCATGTTCCGGCATCAACAAGCCCGCGCTGTGACCGCGCAGGCCGGCCAGAAGGCGGCCGAAGCGCAAGCGACCGCGGCGGCCGCGCGCGAGCAGGTCGCACAGTCCGCGAATGCGGAAGCCCAGGCGAATGCCGACGCGGCGCAGGCCGGCGCGGCCGCCGCAAAGGAGAGAAGCGATGCAGAAACGAACGTTGGCGCTCTGCCTGCTGGCGGTGCTGAGCAGCAGTTGCGCGACGGATGGTCCCGCGACTAAGCCGCCTGCTGCGCCGTGCGAGCCGCAGATCGTCGTCAAGACGCGGGTGACGGACACGGCGTGCGAATGGACGCGTCCGATTTACGTCAGCAAGACGGACGTGCTGAGCGACGACACGGCGCGCGCGATCCTGTCCCACAATACGGCTGGCGCCAAGGTGTGCGGCTGGAAGCCGAGCGGAAAGTAGCAGCGCCGTAGCCTCTGAAATTCTTCCAATAAGAGCGTCGGCACGCCCTGCAAAGCCGCGTCGCTTCGTGCTCAAAAACGCAGCATCATATTGGAAGCGTGGTTCGCACTTCCTTGCCTATAAAGGCTTTCGGCCCGATTTCTACGCTGCATGGGGTGCAGGTGGTCGGAGGTTCAAATCCTCTCGCCCCGACCAGGAATCAAGGCCTTACAAGCAATGCTTGTAAGGCCTTTTCCATTTGGGGCGGATTTTTTGCCCCAAGGTTTGCTTCGCAAGACGGATGGCTTTCGGGGGAGCCGCGGGGAATTGTCCGCGGGCGCGAAGCATCCGTGCCGTTTCGTTCTCTGGGTCTGCGGCCATCGCTCGGTGTCGACGCAAGCGGTTCGGTGAGCGTCATGTCGTGCTACAGAGCAGCTCACACGTACTCGACTCGTCGATCCGGCAGATTCTCTGGCGGAGGTGTGGACCGACGTCCCGAATCTGCTGTCGTTCAGTTCGCCCTGCAGCAGCAGGCCGCGGCACAGTCAGAACGGCTGCCTCACTGACCGCGCGCCGGCCACCAGTGCGGTGCTCACTGCGATCACACCGATGCTGACATCGCGTCCATGCCGACCGCGGCAGGAGTCGCCGCTTACTGCGTCTTGCGGCGTCGTTGCCAGATTCTGCCGGGGATCCACTTATTGAGGACCGGAATTTCCAATAACCGCTTTATTTGAATATATTTTTAATATCAGAGACCCCGATAATTGCGCCAGCGTTGTCGATCGCCTTGACTTGAACATAAGCATAGCTATTCCCGGTCAAGGGAATTTTCGTCTCAAAACCGGTTTTCGCGCTGCTGGCTATGAGTCTCAAATTATTCGCGGCAGCACCGGCGTATACTTGCCAAGATCTCGTTTCCGTTGAACCGTTCCACGAAGCATATACGGCCGGGCCGCTGTTACCAGATGCGACCGTTACGCTTGGCGGATAATATGGCGTAGCCACCCACGCCTGCCGATACGTCCGGTACGAGATATTGTCGCCAGCCATTTTTACGTCATACAGTGTGCTGGTCGCAGGCATTAATTCAGTGTTGCCGGGCTGCGCAAATTCAGTGTAATACCCGTTCCCCCAGCCGATAAATTTATTGCCATTTCCTAGCCATTGCGTGTTTCCTTGCGCGGAGGAGAAGAGGTTTGGATTGTGGTAGTACGACGTCTGTGCCGTTGCGACCATGTTGTTGAAATCGAGATTCAGCACCAGGCCATGTGAAGGTGCGGTTCCTGGCGGAATTGATGCATAACAATCATCGCAAGCATCATCAAACATGCTGATTACATTATCGGAGATATAGTGGGCATCATGTTGCCATGAAAATTGCGCATTACCCGCGGGAATCTTGAAATCTCCGCTTCCGTCTCCAGCCAGCTTCCAGACAAATTCACCCGTGGGCTTGTGCAGGCGATAAACCGTCCAGGTGCTGCGGGCCGAGAACACGATATCGTTGTTATTGTTTGCCACAAGATCCAATGAATTCAGGTGGTAAGGGTCCCAGACATTACTGGTGGCGGTGGCAGTCGAGGCCGGGAGATGCGAGCTTTCCAACGCGATGTGGTCCTTCGCGTCCCAAAAAAAGACCAACTCATTTGTGGTCAGATCTACTTCCTGAATGGAAAAATCGTGGATTGCCCCGTTTTTCGGTCCGCCATATGGCGTCAAATCCATGGGAACCACCTTGGTTGCCAGGAATAGTCCAGTATTGCTCGGCGTAATCAGAAATTCATGATTATCGGCAACAAAGCCATTGCGTGCGGAAACGGTTTTTATTGTCTGGTAACGGTTATTGACGATGTAATAACATGCTCCCGGCTCTGCTGCGCCGGACGGCAAGTTGGTGTAGGCGGGCGGCGTAGCAACGGTGCCTTGCCAGAAAGTCAAGACCGGCATGCCAAAGTATTGCTGGACGCGAAAATCAAAATTCATCAGGCTTACGCTATTCAATGCGTTAAACCACACCGGGTTTCCGGCATTGTCGGCAATTAACGCGCCATTCTGCCCATACATTGCGGTATTCGAGCCCGTATAAGGTGAATTGAAAATCAATCCCTCGGCCAGCCGCACGGGATCGGAGTAATTGACATTCACTTTCAT